TGGGGGCTTGTGAAGAAGCCGGAGTTCGGCGACCTCTTCACGAAGCTTGTTCAGTTCTTCACGTAGTTCCTCCATTTTTTGTTGATGTTTTCCTGTCAGGTGAGATCAACTTAGGTGGAGGGGGTTAACAATCAGGCCATACTTTTTTAGGATCTGTACATGCAGAAACATGAGCCCTATCCTCCCTGTTTCCAGTCCAACTCTTTTCTGTCTCTGTGTATGAAAAACATGTATTTTTCCACTCGTTATTTCCATGACCAATAGTTCTGTAACCCACTCCCTTGTGCCCCCACTCCTTAGCTAAAGCACGACACTCTTCAAGTGAATTACCTGGGTGTTTAGCACTCGTTTGAGGTGAAAGATGTTTTCCAGAATGACCAGATACCGCACCACCCACCCTTGAACACACCTTCCAATCAAGAGTTGGGTCAGTGCACGCAACGGTGTTTACTGTATCCTTCTCATCACCAGTAAAATCATTCCTTTCAATTTTATTATAGAAGAAACATGTATTTTTTAAATTATTGTTGGGGTGTGTGTCATTACGATGACCAACACCTGGATATCCAAGAATTTTTGCATGCGCGCGACATTCTGCCATGTCCTTTCCCTTCCATACACCTCCATCTTTCATTAAAAGAAACTTATTAGACTTTCCAGGTAAAGTCCTACCATTTGGATCAGGGGGCTTGAGGAATACGAACCAGCCCCCTCCAGCGATTGCAGAGGAAGATAGACATAGTAATAGTACTATGAACAATATAAAGATGGTCTTCCCACTGGACTTTGGCGGACCCCGTCCCCTTCCCATTATTAATATATTGCAAGATAATAATAATGAATCGCCCGGTATCCAACGTCCTGATAGAAGCTCTTGTTATAGGTGTTATGAATACAGCGCTTATTTTTGGTATTAAACAGATGAACTTTAAAATAGAAACCCCCCTCTTACATTTCATAGCAGGTGCACTTATACACATACTTTTTGAATATTCGGGGGGGAATAGGTGGTGGTGTAAAACAACGTATTAAACAATTTTAATTAAACTATGTTCCTCATAATCATGAACCCTCGTATACAAATCACGCCAACCCAAAACACTCCACTGATCATATCTTGACCATGGATACACTTCGTCGTCCCCTGCAAAGTGTATCACATTCATACCGTTATTCATACATACAGCACAGTCAATTTCATCGTCGTCAATTAGTGTGTCAATGTTTAAAGACTCACAAAGATCCATCTTCTCCAGCTCTGGGCGGTGTAAATAACTACCAGCAAATATCACGTCATCAAATATCCCTGGAAAGTGGAAATCTACCCATTCCTCCGTCTTATCCCTCATGTACTTACCACGGGAAGCAACAAGATAAACTTTTTCAAAACGAGGTTTTAAAAGACGAAGAATTGGTTGTGAACCCTCGATAGGCTGGATCATATCAAACTTATCCGAATTAAAAAAATCCTTCACCATTTTTCTACATTCAGGGTCACCCGCATTTAAGATATCTCCGTGATGGTAATGAAAATATCTATGCTTGGGAAGTTCCTTATTATGATATTTAGCCATAGGTTTAATAAAGGGGAATAAGACTTCATCAAGTTCAATGGCAATACGGTTCATCTAAAAATTACAAATATTATTGCTACACATTTAAACACGCAAAGCTCTATATGCATCTATGACTCGAAAAGTCTCCAACATCGTGGCACGAGCTTCATCTCTCCGTTCTTCCAAAGCGGGAAGCTCTCTCAACAATTCCTCTCTCTTCTGAGTCATAAACCAAGTCTCCTTGTCCAAATAACTCTTGTAAAATGCACGCTCGTCTGGGATAAGCACCCCCTTCTCACGAAGAGCCTCAACATTATAGTAAGTGATGTTAAACCCTAATCTTCTGCAACAATCACGAACAGCGTCCTCCTTCACACCTACAGTGATCCTCTGTCGAATCTTGAGACGCTTAAGCTGCTGATTGATACGTAAAACACGCTCCTCTGCAAATGCATAAGCTCGTTGGTCCCTCACCGAGTCTTCTCGAAGGGATAAAGGTATTTGGGGGCGAGCTGAAAATGGAACACTCGGTTGCGATTTTGGGATGGCGGTGTGAAGCACCTTCATCAGATTACACAATTTCAAGTAATCCCCCTCTGGGATTGACTCGGAATTCTGATCAATCAAAGACATGACATTGGATAGAGCCTCCATTTTGATATGATTTTAAGTAAACCCCATCCGACTTAGGTTACAAATCATCTAAATCATCTAAGCACGCACTAAGTCGTTCTATCCTATCGAGAATCAAATTAGAGTACATAACTCTGTAAATATTGTCTATATGCATGTACCCTTTACAAATCGTATGTATATACTTCTTAAAAGTTCTATCATCTGCGTATGTTCCATTATTTATCTTATACTGTTTGAGAGACTCTTCGTTACATTCATCAATATTAATATCATTCATAGAACAGTAATGTATAAGTGCATCCTGCTTCACATATTTTGATATTCTCTGTAAAGGTCTACTATATTCAAGTTCATCTTCTAAATATGCAATCTGAGATCTGAGAAACGTTCTATCGTGATTTATGGAAGTAGTGAAATAGTTATCGTAAAAATAATCCGTCACACGGGGGTGTTGTCCGGGTACATATAGATCAAAGTTTTCATAATTAAAAATGGTATTTACAACTTTACGTTCTTCATTCCGGAAAACATTCCTCAATAGATTACACAATTCGAGATAATCCCCTTCTGGTAACTTATCGGAATTCTTATCTATGACTCGCATCACATTTTGGAGATCTTCCATCTTATACACAAAACACGTGTTTTTTCTAAGTATCTTCAATTTCGTTTAATAGGTGACCCAATTTCAACAATATCATCATCTTCATCAACTGGGTCCAAAATCAAAATATTAAGAGGGGGGTAGAACTTGTCCATGAGGAGTTATCACGCAAAAGATACTTGTTTATTTTAGACTTAGGTTAGTTAAAACCAAAAGCTCTCATAAAATGACGACGATCCTTGACACTGTCAAAATATACACGGAAACCCTGACCATGGTAAGGTTTCACTTCACGGATGTCAACATCTGACTCAGACTCACTTTCAGAGCCTTCATCTTCGGAAACACTCGCTTCAGTCTCAGTGTCAGACTCATCTTCGGAAACAAAAGATCCATCAGAGTCGTAGTCGGTGTCAGACTCAGACTCAGAATCGCGTGGATCATATTCAGAATCAGAATCAGATTCTGAATCAGAATAAGTATCGACTACGATATTAGGACGATAGCAATCATAACAGTTAATATGGACACTGCGGCGGTTGATCACTTCAGACATCTTTGTTACTTCTTTTACAATTCTATTCCTTATCTATATTGATCCTTTTTTCCGCATCATCAAGAAAGCGAATGTAACAATGAAACATAAAGAAGATGATATACCGGACAGCATCACTGTCCACATTCCCGCCTCAAGGGTTTTTTGTGCATCCTCTTCTTCCTTCCGGATATCTGCACACCGCTCACTCTCATCCTCTGGGTTTTTTTCACAATACTCTCGTCTTAATCTTTCCATTTCTTCTTCGGACACCTTTTGAACCATTGTGGTATTATATTGTACTTATATATTTTAATCTTTCCACTTTGTTAAATCAAAACTTGACATAGAACCTTTACTTTTAGCTCGTTTCTTGATATCCCTGAAATCATCAACTATTTCTTCGATGTCTCCCTTCCTATATAAAGACTGCCTCACCCGGTCGATCAAATTGACGATATCATAGGACAAGTCGTCATTAGTTTTTTGTATTTTTAAACAGTTATTCAACATAGATTGTGATTTTTTTAGAATGAAATCCAATTTTTCACGACGAAGATTAGAAGAACTCTTCGGTATTTCTATGTATCTCTTTTCACCAACTTCGTTACTCGTCTGGACCACATGAAAATTAGCCATCTTATCGTACATATTTACAGGGGATTGAACAGGTTTTTGGGTAAAGAATTGGAGTATCCCTTGTAATATCTTGGACATTTTTTTGGAGCGGGTGGGGGCTCAACTGGAACTGTACAATATAAAATTTCTTTCCAAATAATTTCTTGTACGTCACGGCACAAGGGGTTCGTAGCTTGCAAAAATGCAATCCTTAATTCGTCAGTGGCAAGTCCTGGTATTCCAAGATACTGCTGTGAGCGAGCAAAAAGATCGTTGATGGGGATTATGTGAGTCGACATTAGTCAATGTCCATGTCTACATTTTCAAGATCTTCAAGCTCACTTAGGTGTCTCTCAATCAAAATTCTCTCAAGCTCAATATCGAGCCAGAGACGATAAGGTGCATCGTAAAGAGCGGACTTAAACCAACGGTATATGTTGATGACATATTGAGGACCCTGGGACTTAAAAGTTCCAATAATAGCCTGTGCGTACATTTTATATACTACTTATGTTTTCTTTTTTTATGTGATTTTATCATTTTATATGTATCAATCCAAACAATCACAGTTAATGTCGTATTAAGACCTACTGTAATTTTTGCAATTGGTGGAAAGTGTAACATACGATACAACTAAGTTACTTTTTTTATACAACCGATTCCTTTTCTACCGTCGTATTTACATATTTCTGCAAATACTCCTTCTGCTGCGACATAATGAAGGAAAACTTGAACCTGATATGAATATTTACTTACGTCAAAACGATCTCTTCCATGTTCAAGCTCACAACCTTTATAAATAATAGCATCTCCGGGTTCACAATCTAAATAACGTTTTTCACCATCCACGTAACCATATAAGGACCAACGATATTTATCGTCTTTATCATTATACCTATACCCTATAGTGATTGTAGCTGAAACCTCACAAGCGTCTCTATCTGTATGGTCATGTAATATGTCACCAGGTTTATAAACCCTATAATATGAATATGTTGGAACTAATTTTAAATTAATTTCATTCTCAATTATGGGTTTAGCGTACAAAAGTAAAGATTCAGTTAATATATCACCATGAACTGAATGTGTACCCGGGCATTGTTGCGTTTCGTTTTCAACTAAACCTGGTTCATTCAACATCTTAAATAAACAATATTGTTCAACTATTTTACAAATGTCGTCTGTTAGAAATTGTTTAATTATTCTGTATTTTTCAGGTGTATCCCTATCAAATGACATCTTATATAAGATATTACTTATTTTTTAAACCGAGGAAAATCGAAACCTATTCCAGGTCTACCATCATATTTATGTATTCTATCCACATCTGTTAGAATGGTTGTGTCAGCATAAGGACCGTTTGCGTCTATATAATGAAAATGCACTTGAGCGTGATACGATCCTTCTGCTATATTAAAACGATCCCTCCCATGTGCTATTTCCATTCCCTTGTAAATAACAGCATCCCCTGGTTCACAAACTAAATAACGCTTTGGTATGTTCGGGGTCTCTACATGTAAAGACCAACGAAAATCATCGGGTTTATCTATATATTTCCAACCTAATGTTAATGTAGCCGAATACTCTGCACGAGAACTATCCACGTGATCCTTCAATATAGTACCTGGTAAATAAACCCTACAATATGAAAATACAGGTATTAAACTTACACCTATCTTCTTTTCAATTTTTGGTTGAACATGAAGTAATAAAGACTCCATAAGACTATCAACATAACGACAATGAGCTCCGGGTACATTTCCGTGTTTGGTACCTTTTTCTATATTTCTAAAATTTAACATTTGAAATAACAAATACTGTTCTGCTATTTTAGCCATATCTTTGGATATTAGACCTTCATATATAACATACTTATCCTTCTCTAAAATATCCATATGTAAATGATATACTTTATTTTTTATATCAGTATACTTCAGAATGTCATTAGACGATATACCAAAGAAAACACAGTATGTTATAATTGACTCAAACTTTGTAAATGGTACAAATAATGTATTTTCACTAGATCTTAAACTTGAGTCAAATACACATATTGAGGATATGAGTCGTGTACTTGGTATAAAGATGGTTGACTTTTACATTACACAGATTGGTGGAGCAAGTCCGGGTGCTTCTCCAAGTAATATATCAAAATTTGTAGATGTTATATGCCCGGATATTCCTAAAGTTGCACAAATACTTGATGAACGTCATGGTCAGATTCTAGCTCGTGTCCCTTTAGAAAGACATTTCGCTAAAGATTCAACCACGATTCTACGTGATAAACAAGGAAAGATGTTTCACAGAAAGCAAACGTTTTTTAATCCTATATCTATCAGAAAACTCAATTTTAAGATCTATGAAAACCAGGATGACAACGATTATGTGTTACTTCACCCAGATTCTAGATGGTATATGATACTTGAAATTACAACTGTGAACGTCAAGGAGAAACCGAGAGATCGTGAACTCCAAATTCTACTAGCGTTGGAGAAACTTCTTGGTAAGATAGACACCCTCAACCAGAACGTACAGAGATTACCAGATAAACCACCAGAACCCCCAAAAGAGAAGTACTCATTTGGACTCCTCGTAGCAGTTTTAGCAGCCCTCTTTGGAGGTTTTATGTGGTGGGTTAATAAAAGTCCCACTGTATAATAAATTTTTGATATTAAAAGGGACGTTATAATATCAAGAAATGATTGAAGACGAAGTTATTTACAAATTTGAAAATTGTGTAGAAGTCCCTACATACAACGAGATATGCGGAGCCTACGTTGATATGGGAAAAGGTTTTAGTGAAGCAACTATTGTTGAGACAGAACTCAAACTGGCTCTACTCATAGATACACTTCGGGATAGGAGAGATTATCACTGGGATAAAATTAAACTGCGATGGAAGGAGCGTTGGGGTTATTAAGCAACAGGCGCCTTCTTCTTAGCTGGAGTATTAGCAGTAGTCTTCTTAGCAGCGGGCTTGGCAGCGGGCTTGGCAACCTCCTTGGGAGCAGGCTTGGTAACCTCCTTGGGAGCAGGCTTGGCAACCTCCTTGGGAGCAGGCTTGGCAACCTCCTTGGTGGATACACCAGCGGGACCTTGAGGACCAGCGGGACCGGCGGGACCAGTGGGACCAGCGGGACCCTTCTCACCCTGGGGTCCACGACCACCGGATCCACCGGTACCGGCTTCATCAATAATCTTTAGGAGTAGGTTATAAAGTCGACCCTTGTCAAGACGAGCGCGCTTGATCTCAGCTTCAATTTCTGTGCGGATAGAGTCCATTGTAATATATATAAAAGAAAGATTATCTTTATACCTAATATGATCATAATAGGTCCACAGCTTGGAAGTGGCATTGGTCAACATGCTTTCAAATACACGAAAGTTTTTGATGATGCCTCTTACCACTATATAGGTACCGAATTACCCAAAAGTGAATACGGTCTGTTGTTCCTTTTACCTGTCAAATCACACATTGAATATGCAAACTACGTTAAAACACGTGTTAATAAATTAGCATTTATGACAGTTTGTGAAACAGAAACTGTACATGAAGATTACGGTATGATAATGGAACTATCAAAAAAGATTATGGTGCCAAGTATGTTCTGTAAACGTGTACTGTCCAGACAGTTCCCTGAGAATGATTTTCCTATCATACATGCTCACATCCCACTACCCAACAAACCATTCTATACATTTTATCATATTGGAAACATAATGGATGATAGAAAGAACTTTAGAGGGATTTTGGAAGCTTTTGTTAGGTTAAATAAACCAAATGCGAAACTCGTAGTAAAAGCCACATGCAACAATGAAGTTAAAATAAACTTACCAAATGTTGAAGTTATTAATGGATTGATTTCAGATGAAGAAATGGATAAACTACATGATAGTTGTGATTGCTACGTAAGCTTTTCAAAGTCGGAGGGTGTGGGTATGGGTCCAGTTGAAGCAGCTTTGCGCAACAAACCAGTGATTATAACTAACTTTGGTGGAAGCCCTGAGTATGTAAAAACACCATATACGATTGAGTGTGAACTTCAAGAATTGGAGAAAGATGACTTTCTGTTTAAGAAAGGAATGGTCTGGGGTAAACCAAATCCGAACCAACTCTTGGAGTTCATGAGAGATGCATACGATAAAAAACTACGCTATATGAACCACGATCATACTAAGAAACTTGTTGGGAAAGAAAATATATTAGAGGAGTTCCTGTTGAATGTAGTTGGTGGCGAAGATAATAAGACCAACAAGGATGGCACCACTCATTAAAGAACCCTGTTGAGACATGATAGTCATAACAAGATCATCAACGGGTCCGACACCGGTGGGCTTCTTGGCGATTTTGGGAACGATGACACCGATTGCGAGGTAAAGAGCCATTGCTATTATTACAGGTCTAAGAGTCTCCTGATCTAAGTACATTGTTTATATTAGCCAGTGATTTTAATTCCGTCCAACTGGCTCAATAGACTGTTTACATCCACCTTCTTCCCCATACCACTATCCGAAACTTTGTGTTTCCTGCAGTAGTCTCCCACAACAGCCTTGAACCTACAAGGCTTCCCAGCCATTGTCACAGCGCAACAAATCTTTTGTTTTGTCCTTTGATCCACTACAGCCTCTTTGGGTGGAGCATCAAGCAAAATAGAAGAGTTCTCTTTTCTCCTATTTTCAATCTTTTTGTATCGCATTTTCATTTTCCAAGTGGCATCAGCCAACTTGTAGCATTTTTCATTTGGCTCTCCGAGGCGGTACATTCTCGTCGCATCGGAGAGGCAGGCAGACCAAATGGTATCACGAATTATTTGCATTTTGTTAGTTGATTTTTAACATATTTGATAATCACTTAGGTGCTCTATGCCACTTCACCACCAATTTGAGCAAGATAAATGTCAACATCACCGGCAAAGTTTGGACATTCTTCAGATGTCTTCTTGGTTACCATATCCTGAACATTTGTGACGTGCTCTTTGAACTTCTTCACATCTATACCAGTGGCATTGTGAATTTGAGATTCGTTGGCAATATCCTTAACGGCGTATAGATAAGCTGCCGCGTAATTTGCGTGAAGAACCGCAATGACCGGAGATTTGTCCTGTTGCGCCGCTGTGGCGTATCGAGCGGACTGTCTAATCAATTTTTCAATCGACTTGTTCATACCACGAGTCTTGTTCTGCATCATCAGAAACAGCACGAAAATTGCGGCTATAAGATATAGATACATCTCTTAAGGTATCTAAAGAAAAATTATTACGTTAAGTTATGACAGTAGATGAAGATCTACATACAATAATGTCAACTGTTGATGATACAAGAGAACATATATCAGAAGGTCAATATTTAAGAACTTGTGAAGCTATATGCCGTATACATGTAAAGTTGAAATCTCCAAAACTTCCACTTCCATCCTTTGATGTCAGACATACAGTTAAATGTTTATACGTGTTTTCTTACGCTGTATCAGTGATAAAAATTGTAGAAAAAGTGGTAAAAATTGTTTCTAAACGTTAGATAAGATGTACAGGTGGTCATTTATGTAAAGGAAAAACCTAAGTTAAAAGTTAGACTTGTTCATTAGTAAAATGAAGTTTTATCCCGACGAAGAAGAAAACCCCGAGTATTGGTGGGACGTTGAATTGGATGATGTGCGCTACGAAGTTTATAGTATAGAAAAAGACGAGGATGATCCATATAATCAATATAGAGAGTGGGAAGGTAAAGTTTCGAGAGAAAACAAAGTTGCATCTTTCAGGTTTGTTCATCATTACATGATTGATGGTGACGCGGAACTGGAAGATATTAATGGAGACTTTCCAGAAGATCTATATGATACTCTCTTTGAATTTCTTGTTAAGGAACTTATCGAAGATTACGATAGTGCATGTGAAACCTAAGTTAGAGATTTGAGTTGTAATAAAACTAAGAAAGTATGGAGAGCGTTCAAAAGCTCACCCACGTTGAACACGTCCTCAAGAGACCTGACTCCTATGTCGGTCCCGTGGACAAAACCCATGAGTCCTATTGGCTGCTGAATAACACGAATAATAACTTTCAAAAAAAGAACATCTCTTATTCACCAGCCCTGCTCAAGATCTTTGACGAGATTCTCGTCAACGCCATTGATCGCAACTCCCTGCACCCTAAAAATGTTACCCAAATTGCTGTCTCTGTAGACAAAGAAAATGGTGCAGTTACTATTGAAAACAATGGACCTCTCGGAGGCATCAGTGTTCGTATGCATGAAAAGGAGGGTATCTGGAATCCCGAGCTTGTATTTGGTCATCTCCTCACAAGTACAAACTATGATGATAACCAAAAGAGGATTGTTGGAGGACGCAACGGCTACGGAGCCAAATTAACGAATATTTACTCATCGGAATTCTCTGTAATCATCAAGGATGGCGAAGAAAAGAAGACCTATACCCAAAAGTGGTCTAACAATATGACCACCTGTCATCCACCAAAAATAACTAAGCACAGTGCTGGAACATCTTCAGTGTCTATAACTTTCACCCCGGATTGGAAACGTTTTGGAATGAAGGATATGGATATTAATATTTACAAGATTTTTGAGAAGCGTGTTTGGGATGCAAATATTTGCACAACCTCTAACTGCAAAGTCAAGTTCCAAGGTGAAGCCCTACCCAAGATCACATTTGAGGCTTATGCCAAGATGCATGAAGGAGTTACAGATCTATGTTCAGTTACCACTGATCGTTGGTCTGTCTGTGTAGGTCCATCCGAGAATGGACTTGAGCAGGTCTCCTTTGTAAATGGTATCTGTACCAATAAGGGTGGTACACATGTTGACCACGTGGCTTCTCACCTCGCATCTGGTATCATTGACGAGATGGCTAAGAAGATTAAATTGAAGCCCCAACAAGTTAAGAATACCTTCAACATCTTTGTTCGGGCAACACTGGAGAATCCAACCTTTTCCAGCCAAGTAAAGTCTGAGTGTACCTCCAAGGTGCAAGACTTTGGAAGTAAGTTTGCACCCAATAAGACCTTTGTCAAGAATGCTCTCAAGACTGGTATTCAAGATGAACTGTTGGCACTCTCAAAGTTCAAGGAAATGAAGGAGTTGTCTAAGACAGATGGTGGAGCCCGTAAATCAAAAATTACCGGTATCCCAAAGCTTGATGACGCTAATAAAGCTGGTACAAATCAATCAAAAAAGTGCACTCTCATTATAACAGAGGGTGACTCGGCAAAGACACTCGCCGTCGCTGGTCTATCTGTGGTTGGTCGTGATCTCTACGGTGTTTTCCCGCTTCGTGGTAAGTGTAAAAATGTCAGAGATGCCTCTGTTGCCCAGTTGACTGGAAATCAAGAGTTCAACGACCTAAAGAAAATCTTGGGTCTTCAACAAGGAAGAGACTATAAGGATGTATCTGAGCTCCGATATGGGCGATTGATGATAATGACTGACGCGGATAACGATGGTTCGCACATCAAAGGACTGATCCTTAATCAACTGCACTACTTCTGGCCGAGCCTCCTCAAATTGGGTTTCGTGGTATCTATGGTAACACCAATTATTAAGGCTACGAAGGCTTCCCAAACCAAGTCATTTTACACAGATTCTGCATTCAGAAGCTGGTATGGAAATGGACAACAGGGATGGCGCATCAAGTACTACAAGGGTCTCGGTACTTCAACCTCTAAGGAGGCGCGTGAGTATTTCAAACAAATTGAGGATCTCACTGTCAAATTCGAACATGACATCATGACTGATAAGTCTATTGTCTTGGCATTTGACAAAAAGAAGGCTGATGATCGCAAAATGTGGCTTCTTGAAAGTACCGCGAAAGATCCCTCAGAACTTGAAGTTCCTTATGGTTATGTTAAGCAGTTGAACATCACTGACTTTGTTCATAAGGATCTCGTGAACTTCTCACTTGCAGACCTGAAGAGGTCTATCGCTCATGTAGCTGATGGTCTCAAGCCCTCCCAACGCAAGGTGATGTACTCTTGCTTCCAAAAGAATCTCAAAGATGAGATGAAGGTTGCACAACTGGCTGCATTTGTGGCTGAAAAAAGTTCATACCACCACGGTGAAGTATCCCTCGCAGATACTATCGTGAAGTTGGCAAATGATTACATGGGTTCAAACAATATCAATCTCCTTGAACCCTGTGGGCAGTTTGGTACGCGTCTTATGGGTGGTAAGGATGCGTCTCAAACGAGGTACATCTTTACGAAGCTGACTAAGCAGGCTCGAAAGATCTTTGATCCTCGCGATGATGCGGTTCTTAACTATTTGGATGATGATGGACGGTCAATTGAACCAGACTTTTACATGCCAACGATCCCTATGGTTCTCGTGAATGGTACGGAAGGTATTGGTACAGGTTTCAGTTGCTATGTCCCACCATTCAACCCTAAGGATATCAAAGATAATATTGGAAGGATCTTGGATGGAAAACAAGTTGTGCCCATGAGACCATGGTTCAGGGGCTTCAAGGGGAAAGTACACAAGGAGGATGATACATGGATGATGGAAGGTGTGTGGAATTGGAAAGGGATGAATATCGTGGTCACTGAATTACCACCAGGGCGTTGGACACAAGATTACAAGGAATATCTTGAAGGTCTCGTTGAAAAGAAGTTGATTGGTGGATTTACGAATAATTCCACAACGGAGGATGTTCATTTTGAAATTGAAGATTACACGGGAAAAGATCTCCTCAAGGATCTAAAATTGAGGAAGACGTTCCGTGTATCAAATATGCATCTTTTCCACCCCACGAGGGGAATCCACAAATACTCGAGTCCGGAAGAGATTCTCAAGGACTTTGTGGAACTGCGCGAAGATCACTATGTGAAGAGAAAGGCACACCTCATCAAGGTTCTTGAAACAAGGGCTACCATGTGTGGATACAAATCAAAGTTTGTCACTATGGTTATTGAAGGTGATATCGTGGTCTTCAAACGTAAGAAACAGGAATTGGAGGCAGAGTTGGCACAGACTTTCCCCAAAATTGGTGGTACTTATGACTATCTTCTCAACATCAAGACTGTGCAATACACAGAGGAATCTGTCAAGGATCTTCTCAAGGAGTCCAAACAGGCTAAGGAAGAACTTGAAGTGATGAAGAATACAAGTCACATTGAAATGTGGAAAATGGATATTAAAAATATGTAGACAATAGATAGGTATGGGTGAAGCTGCGAAAATTTCGCTCAAAGCTATCGGAAAGCAAGACACTCACTTGCTTTCCGATGATCCAGAAGAATCATTCTTTAATTATACCAATAATCGTGCTCACTCCGATTTTAGAAAATATCATAGGAGTCGTAATGTAGTTCAACCTGGTAATGCAGCCCCGGGGTGGCCTTTTAATAAAACAATTAAAGTTGAATTTAATCCGCGAAATATGGGCGATCTATTGAGTAATATGTACTTGAGTGTAACAATGCCCGCTATAAGCGATGGAAACTACGCGGATCAATTGGGTAGACATCTTCTCAAAAGTGTGACAATGTATGTAGATGACATTGAGGTAGAGAAGATATATGATGACTGGGGTATTATATATGATGAGCTTTATTTAGAAATGTCTGAAAAAGTTGCAAATCGATTTCTTGTAAATAGAAACCTTGGCTTTGATGATGCACCGGACAATATTGCTGTAGCGAGGTATAGTTCGGATTTGGTTGTTCCAATCCACTTCTTCTTTTCGAGGAAGTTTGCAAGTGATGAATATTCGTCAAATAGTCCTAATAGACCCTATTTCCCTGTGTGTTCAATTTATAAACAGAAAATAGAGTTTGAGTTTGAATTCCATAAACAAGAGTTCTTTACAGAAACAACTGACGTTGTAACTCTACCTCAGTTTAATATAATCACTGAGGAAATAACTGTAAGTCCAGAAGAGAGAATCTTCCTGACAAGTAAGGACCAGACGTTTATAACAGATCTTGTGCGCCGACACCCCGTGATTGTTAGCGATCTAAATATAGACGTCATACGGAATAACTTAGTTCCTAACATTCCTGTAAAGTGTATTCACTGGTTTTTAAGGAATACAATGTTTGAAGATGAAAGTGATGCTATAGGTCCATACGGTGCATCTGTCGCTGGTCAACGTTTGTACCAAAATCGTTTCAATTTTTCTTCGTCCCTTGATTTTAAAGGTGAGAATACATTCTTTTATCCTCTTATGTCCGAAGGGAGTTTCAACATAAATGGAAATAAACTTCCAAATATAACAAAAACAGATCACTCATATTTCAAATATCTCATCCCATTCCAAAAAAGGCTGGCAAGACCAATTAGAAATGTATATACGTATAGTTTCTCGTTGAATCCGATAAATGTGGAACCATCGGGAAACTTGGATTTTTATTGGCTACAATCCGATAAAACTAATATTGAAGTTAAATTGGATACTTCTGTGATAGACATTGCAACTGAAACATTTTCATTAAACATGTACTACACAGGCTATCAAACATTTGTATTTTCAAATGGTTTTATGTCACTTGCTTACTAAATAGAGTATCTCGGTGACTGTTTATATAGTCAATAATATTATTCTTGATACACCATTTGATGAAATTCAACTGCGCTAAAGTTGTATGGATTTCATGAGATGTTCCCGGAACTGTGTATGCAAACTTCTGTGATCTACAAAATGGATCAAACAGTTGTTTACTGTAACCGTTAAGACTGGATTTATATGCACAATGAACAGTGAATAATTTACCATCACCAGTCTGATAAGCGGTGTGATTCTTCTTAGCGTAGTTTGTGATAAACCATTCCAAGTTGCGGAGGCTGATACCACTGGACTTGTCTAAAATTTTTAATAGTATAGTTTTATTCTTCTCTTCGTCGTAAAATTTGTTTATTGCTGTTAGTAGAATATCGTTTTTGTTCATTGTTATATTAAACCCCCAAATCTATAAGCCCGTTTGAAGCTTCACAACCTGGACATCCTCTTACAAACATGATCTCGGGTCCGTGATTATGAATACTTCCTGTGCTTGAAAATGCCCTTTGGCATACACGATGACCCTGTGAGGCGTGATGTCTACAATACCCATTCTCAAATGCCTTAAACCCACATCTCTGCCCATTGTTTTTAGTACCTTTACATGTAGTAATCGTATAAGACTCTGGAATATCTTTTAAAAGTTGTTCCAATGGAATGCCGTGTTTTTTTGATATTTTTTCGGCATACTCATTCACCACAACATTTATACGCTCTTCAAGCGCTTCGTCCATAAGCTTTACAACATTATCATACAGACTCATTCCTAACTTCTACTGGATTATAATTTTTAAATAACTCTTCAAGAGAATCATCCTTTGTTCTTGCTTCCTTAAGCCGAGCCCTCAAAATAGCGAGTGTACCCGTATCTTCTAAACCAAGGTGTTTACATTCAGCAATCAGTTGCTCCTTCTTCATGCCACTCAGGGAGGGAAGCTTGGGAGGTTTTACGGGCTTATGTTGGTTAATGATTTCACCAAAGATTTCCTCTTTTACATTCTCATAGAGTGGGTCTAAGAGGTCACACACAGGATTCAAAAACTTATTGAGGAAGTAATAGTGGTAATCTACGGGGATGCTATGCTCTTCAACATACTTTGGGTCCTCGGACTTCTCAAAAGCCTTTGCCTTTGGATCCCCAGTCTTAGTAAGAAGGTAGGGTACACGGTCACCAGATTGTGGCTCTGAACCAGGTTTCCTTTGTCTCATTTTAGTGACTACTTGCACATGAGATTGATTAATGTTAACACTTTCTGAACTTGTTACAGATACAGATTTACCCCCAACTTTGTAAGAATCGGATAGACCTTGACTCAAAATAAGCTTCTGATTTGGTACATCACCCGAAAGAAGTTCAATTGCTCTCTCTTTGGCAAGCTCCTTGGGTGGACCAGGATCACTTGAAGTCAGAATTACATCAAGAAGTTCTTTGGATACTTCTCGAACGTGGGGTGTATTGTCACGTCTCACAAGTTGAAGACCCTTTACATCAATATAGTCCATATGCATATTATCATCCTTACCCTTTGTCCATAACTTCGCAGCATATCGTTTCTTACTGTAAAGGAAGTAAGGACAATATACCTTCTCAAGCTCTAAATTATTTGGCTTCTTGAAAAGAGCGCTGCATTCTTCTGCAGCCCTCTCACCCACCTCCCAACTGTAGGCAATAGCTTCTTCACCCGTACGATCACCGACATCAAACTCAATCATAACCGAATCAGTGTCACCATACCTAACGTATGCACCTGGGAAGTTCTTCTCAACATAGTTCTTAGTTTCTTCAATCATTGAACGACCCTTTGAAGTAGTAGTAGAAGCAATGGGGACACATGGGAGAATACCCTTACCAGCACCTGTAAAACCGTACACAGAGTTCATTGAAATTTTGTAGGCTAACTGTTTACCATTGTAGACTTCCTTCATGAAACCTGTAGCTGCAGCCATGTCCCTCTTAGCCTGTTTTCGAAACTGCTTAAGCTCTGAAAGGATTGCAGGTAAGAGACTGGGAACATCCTGTGCAAACTTGTAGGTGCGGTCGCCAATATTGAAAGTCTCATATTCAATGCCGGGTATATTACCATACTTCCTCTCATCCATGACATACGAAGAATAACAGAGATTGTGAGCCATCATAATACTGGGGTACAGGGCTTCAAAATCAAGGGCTGTGATGGGTGTGTAATACGCCCCCTTTTGAGCTTCAAGGACAGTCGCACCCTCATAGGGTTCTTCAGGGAGGGAACCATAACGAATAGTCGGAACCATGAATCCAAGCTCCCTCGCCTTCTTAGTCAGTTGGGAGAAAACCTTAATCTGCTGCCCACGTTCCACTAGGAAGGGAACCGGAACCCAAGTTGCCTTAGCCATCTCAACCAAGTTCAGCAAAATACAAAGTTTCTTCATAAGTCTATGTGGAAGGAGAGTATCCTTAATACAATACTCAGCAACTTCCCTCAGTTTAACAGGATCTTCTTCCCTATAGCGAGCAAACATCTCCTTTGGTGCCATATCAATCTTTTGATCTCCAAGGTACAGCTTTGAAACACTATCAAGCTTATAGCTATCCAATTTGTAACCTTTCTTTACCTCATGAAAGAGATCAAAAATAAACCTACCACTCATCGGAAGAAGCTTCAAAAAGTTATCACCCAGAGCGCTCGACGAGAGCTTTTTAATCACCAATTGGGAATCAATATCCTTTAGTTTTCCCAAGTTGTAAAAGTCGTAGTTGCACTTGTTAATTTGTGCACGTTTGTAAATATATTCCATATCAAAACCGAAGATGTTCCATCCCGTAATTATATCAATATCCTTGGAATGTAAATACTTTTGAAATGCCTCAAGCATTTCCTTCTCAGTAGCATAGCTGCGAATATCACACCCCTCAAGGTTTGAATCTGTTTGTTTGTAACAGAGACATGTCTTGTCATATGGTTCATCAGAGCCAAACTTACAAAGAGAAATAGCAATTTGGAAACAAGCATCACCAAGAATATTTGCATCTGGGAACTTACCAGTAGAACTATTACATTCAATATCCACAGATGCCACTACAAATGGCGCAATATCATCTCGGGCAACTGGTTTTAGAGTAGTCCAATCGTTACAGAAGAGGTCAATATCAACGTTCGCAATGTGAGAACGAACACATCTTTCACCACTATCAAGCCAACCAGTTGATTGAATACCTGTACGATGCATAAGACGTAATACTGGATCCAAATTAGATTCGTACACCTTAACATTCCTTACACCGAAAATTTCATACAGTTCAGGGCTCCTATCAAGTGGTCTACGTAAAAAGGAATCAACCAATCGGCGAGCTTGAAGATCTTTAAAGCTAATTTTCATATATGCAAACTCCTCATTATTCTGAAAACCCCATACATCTTTAGACTTCATCAATGAATAAGCAACCAGAGAATCTTTACACTGATTGCCGAGAATGTCATAAATTCTTTGAACCTTTTGCGAATCCACGCCACTTGGAAGCTTAATAAAAAAGTATGGTGTGAAAGCAGTAGTAACACAGACCGACTTACCATCCTCAGTTTTACCAAATATGCTAATCAAATGTTCATCTTCTCCATCTCGAGCCTCCCATGTAAGTGCCTGAAAAACTACCATTTTCTTTGTTGTGTTATTGACGCCCGAAAATTTTAATATACTTTATTAGTAAATATGTCAGCTGCTTTGATTGATCTTGTTTCTAAAGGTGCCCAGGATGTGTTCATCACTGGTGAGCCACAGGTCAGCTTTTTTCGTCAGAACTACAAGCGCCACACTAACTTCTCTATGAAGCCTGAGCGCATGGACTACATTGGCTCCTTTGGTGCCTCTAATGAGATTACCGTACCCATTCGTTCTAAGGGTGATCTTCTCAGTTACATTTGGATTGAGGATACTCTTATTTCCAACGTGGCTACCAACACTGACGGTCTCTTCTCCGCCGATGCCTCCAACCCCACTACTTTCCAACTCTGGATTGGTGGTCAGAAGGTTTCGGAACTTGACTCACTTTTCATCCAGGGTGCTTACAACCCCCTTCTCCGCGATAACTCTGCCAAGGCTTCATGCACTGTCACTACCAATGTTGCCAAGGAGAACCATGGTCAGAATCACTTTATGATTCCTTTCTTCTTCGGTGAGGACTGGACCAAGGCTCTTCCTTTGGTGGCCTTACAATATCATGAGGTGGAACTTCGAATTAAGTGCAGGGATGGTTACACTCCCCAAGGTACTCCCAAGATCTACGGTAACTACATATACGTTGATACCGATGAGAGGAAGTATTTCACCGAGACCGAGCATGAGATTCTGTTCACCCAAACCCAATACCAGCCAGCTACCAGCACTGATACCGAGATGGATCTCAGCTACTTCAACCACCCAGTGAAGTCTATCCACCTTATTTCCGGTGCGGCTGCAGGTCAGAAGTGGTATGATGAGTACACTTTCGGTACTTCTTCTCTCTACATCAACGGTACAGCTCTATTTGAGAATAGTTCCAATGTCTATCATCACAACATTGTTCCCCAAATGCACTGCACTGATCTCCCAGATGATGTATTGGATGATCTCCCAACCTACTCTTGGCCTTTCTGCCTCTCCATGAGCAAGGCGCAGCCCAGTGGCACACTAAACTTCAGCCGCATAGATAACGCCAAGCTTCTCGTCAACAATGTTTCTGGAGGTAACAACCTTCATCGCGTGTATGCCGTGAATTTTAACATTTTACGTATAAAGAATGGTATGGCGGGTGTCGCTTTTGGAAATTAATAACCTAAGTAAATACGAATAATATGAAAAACAAGTCAAAATGGATCTCTTCCACAAGTTAATTGATTTGGTTGATCAGAATGCGGAACGTCTTCCAGAAGGTGATTACGTGGAGATATGCAATGTTATAAAAGATATCCGAGAAAAGGTGAAACCACCATCTTTCCTCGTTAATCAAAATGAACCCATTACAATGCCGGCGTATGTACCAACTGATACTGAGCAAGAGGAATATCCGGGTCTTAACCAGTTTCTTCTTGAACTCCACGAAGAATGGTCCAGAACGGATGACGGTGAGGAGGAGGATGAAACTCTCTCAACTGACGAAGCTATAGGGCATCTGAGAGAGCACATAGAACAACACGGAATACCACAAAGTTTGACTATTAATTTTGTAGATTAATCGGCAAGCATATTAATTTTGTAGATTAAATATAGATGAGTGAACCTCTACTCTTTGTGGACACATCAGAGAGCAATGTTACTGTCACAGGTAACCTACACGTTACCGGTTCAACTACTGTAAGTAATCTAAATGTTACCGATCATATTCACCAAGAGGACGGTCGATGGAAGTTTGATTTTGAAAATAGACGACCCGAACGCTTAACACCTACAACTGAGTTTCGGTATGTAGTCGTAGAAGGGACATCCAATCTTCCGGTGTCGACGAACGCTAAATATGCAATTCCCGATTCCGGGACTACTGTATACCAATACGTCCCTAGTACAGACACGACGACAACCCTCGTAAGCAGTACAAGCGCGTCAGATACGGTAGGAAGTATAGCTCTTACCACGGGTACGGAAATATACACGACAAGTGCAAAGCCTTTTGTATTAACAATACCCGGTTATAATTATGCCGTCATACCTTTCGTATGTAAAGGGTACTACTTAGGTTACACAAATAATAGGTATCGCCCAACAGTCGTATACCTCTATGCTCCATATGAAGACGTTACCGTAAACTTATATCTCGATAAGGCAATCACAGAAACACCGACAGAAACGTTTACGCTCACGAAACAAACGGTCACAACCAGAAGTATAGACCCGGGTGCAGATAATTACAGTTACACGATAGAAGCCGTGAACGGAGTAATCATGGCATCTAAGTCCGGGGATTCTTCAATTGGAACCGATCCAACCGAACCCGACGGTGATCATGAAATTCTATACCCCGCGAGTACTTTAGGGTATAACATGACGAGTTCTAGTGGAATGTATTACAACCACGACGCATTTAGTACAGGTGGCGTTGATGAGGGTTCGGTGCACCGTTTTTCATCGGATGTGATACAAAACGGACCTACGTTCTATTCACCTTCGGGAATTCCTCACTTTTCGTCGGTCAGTGGTGACGGTGATGGCGGAGATACTACTGGTATCATTCCACACGAAATAGTCGGAGAAATATATTATATTCCACATATCATACCCGGGTATATGATCGGGTTTCTCACAAATAGACAGACTGTTACGAGTGAATATTATCACGGTGGTCAATGGTATACCGATACTGCCCATAACGCACCTAAATCCGGGGTTTCCGCGTATAATGCTATACCGAAGAGGTCATGGCAAGTAGCTGGTAAACTCGATGGTAATAGGTCCAATTTATCAGGTAATATGGCTTCATCTACACTTTGGAGGTTTACGAGTGACCACCCATTCGTTTTACGCATTGAAAGTGAAGACGGTTCGGCTTCTTCTTGGGATGAATACATGGCTGTAGGGTGGTTGAATCCTACCCGAACGACCCCTATTTATAAACCACCATGTTTTACTACACCGGTTATATATGAGGCGGATTTAAACCCCAATGTAAATATAAACGCAGGTGCAAATGATGCATGGATTGAATATAATATTTTTGGAGGGGATAACGTGGGCGTAAACAGAGCGTACGGGGGTGGATTTTCTGCACGTTCTGGAGGACAGAGAATCATAGTACCCGCACCTGGTTTTTATAGGTGTACCGCGACTGTTTATCTATATAGGAGTGATGCCGTAGCTTCGCGTACATCGACCGAAGTTAGATTTTCTGCAAAAAATGGAGTCGGTGTAGGTCCTATAGGAGAAGGGTATATACGTTTATACGATGGTCACGACCATGTGAGTATTGCTATTACTACCATAGTAGACCTTACTAATGTCGATTGGAACGTTACATCGACCGATTATCCGCCGCATATAGGATTATTGTTCCGACGTGCGGGTACCATTAGTGAGGCAGTTTATACCGATGGCACTAGTAAAGTTTTGCTCGAGCTTATTCGGTAAGAAAATACTTTAATCCGCGAGCATGTCAATTTCCCTTTCATACGTGTGTGACATTAGTACAGATTTTAGATCCCTAGAGAATGTAATATAGTTTTTAGGAATATCTCCCCACAATCTCTCATTGGTAACAAATGCATCCAGTTTATGATCTGCTAAGAGGGGCTCCAATAAAACCCAATTAGGTTCATTGTAACGAATTTTTGTACACCCCCTTGCAAACCGTCTCGCGTATATATACCAAGCCGCAATACTTTTGTAAATGTGTTTAGGACGTTTTCCATGTTCAAGACATTTACGAAGCGTGGGTACCACAAAAGTGTGGAATTTTGTAAATCCATTCATACAAATCCTCTCCAAGTCATCAACGTTTGTAGAGTTTGAAAACCTTTCTTCAATTGTATCTACATAGTCGTGTATATCAAATGGAAGATCCATTTCCATTTCAATAGAAGGGATAATTTCCTCGTTTTGAAGATTCTTGAAATGTTCACGATGTTTTTCGTCATTCATAACTTGATCAAATGTACGATAGCCGGAAAGAACACCAAGGTATGCCAAAGATGTATGTCCACCGTTAAGCACTCTAATTTTCGTTTCTTCAAATGGCTCCAAATCATCCACAATATTTACACCAACTTGTGTTAAATCTGGAAAATCTGATGCAAAGTTATCCTCTATTACCCATTTGGAATATTCCTCTGTTTGAACCGGGTTATGCATGTAATGTGGATATCTCCGCCCTATTTCCTCACAAAGCTGTGATGTAGTCCTCGGAGTGATGCGATCAACCATACATGAGGGAAACTTCACATTACCTCTCACCCAATCAGCCATTTCATGTTGATTTGTTTGGTAAAGATATGCTAAAAATTGTGCCTCCAATACTTTACCATTTTGGCGAATATTGTCGCAACACAATATTGTTATTGGTGTGTTTCTATTTCTAAGTCCACACGCAAGATATTCAAATAAGGGAGATCCAGGTGCATATCCACTCTCTGTAACAGTTACTGTTATTAAATGAACACTTGGAAGAGTAAGCATATGCTTAGCTATTGTTCTATTCTTGGTCCAATCAATGTAGTCAAGATGACTCCTCACAATTCTACACGAAGAAGGTGTCTTTAAAATGTAATCATCAATCTCTCGAAATCCCTCGTTTCTCAGATTGACAGCTACAATACCCCAACGAAGATCACCGGATTTTTCCATGTAATCATCTATATACATGGCCTGATGAGCTCTATGGAAATTACCATAGCCAATATGAACTATACCCGTTTGACACTCGGATTTATCATATGTTGTCTTATACATACGTTAAAATTAGTTAGATATTATTATTTAAGCGACTTCTTCAAAAGTCTTTCAAGTCTTGGTTTCTCCTTATTCATGAATACAGTAAGTTTGGTGACGTCTCCTTCAATTAGAACCTGTCCATGTTGAGTATTTACATATTTGTAAACTTGGTCAACTCTAACAAAATCAACTTTTGTCATCTTTTGGGGTGGAGCTTTACTGTGATGTACAGCCAAAACAGCTGCATCCCTCTTAGTCTCTTTAGGAACTACTTCCCCTTCATGACATATAACGACATGAGATCCTGGACATTCGGAAACGTGTAACCACCAATATTTTGGATTACTCTCCGTAGAAAGTTTATCATTCTCTTTGGAAGAATCACCAACTCGGATAGTAATAGAGTCCAGGGATTCATAGTTTTTCATCTATGTGTAAATATCTCAGAATCTTTATCTATGACAATTTAAATGCACGTTGTATTGAAACCAAGTCCCTCGGTCACCCACAAACTTAGGGTGACTTTACCTAATCAGAGATCTATCGATTTCGGACAAAAGGGTGTTGAGCATTATATAGATCACGGTAATCCCAGACTCATGCGTGCGCATCTTATTAGAAAGGGTGCTATCATTCCTAAGGAGTTGCGAATTGAGACTGATCCATATGAAATACAACGTGAAATGTTAAGAGTTAAAGAAAGTACAGAGGAAGATTGGGAAGATTTCTTTAGAGCTGAATACTGGGAAAGGTGGCTCTTATGGTCTTACCCCAACCTAAACAAGGCTAAACTTTTTATGACCATGAGACATGGTATGCTTTTTATGCCCACACAAGAAGCTATGTGGTTCTGTGATAAAAACGACAAATATTAATTAAACTCCGGTAGATCCAAAACCATCTGAACCCCTCAGAGTTTCCTCAAGGAGACCAATTTCCTTAATGTGAGGAGTTTCACACCTCTCAAGAATTAACTGAGCGATACGATCACCCTTCTTGATCTCAAAGTTGTCAAATCCACGATTGAATAAAACAACCTTGACTTCACCGGTATAATCTGGATCAATTACACCCGCACCTACATCAATGCAATGCTTGACAGCCAATCCTGAACGAGGAGCAACACGACCATAACAGCCATCTGGAATCCTCACAGCTAATCCAGTCCCAACGAGAGCGTTACCTGCCTGACACGGAACAATAGCGTCTTCATTGCTGTATAGATCGTATCCAACACTACCATCAGAACCACGAGTTGGAAGAATAGCATCGTAAGAGAGTTTCTTGATACCGAGAGGCATTCTATTTTAGTTTAGTCTATACTTTTTAAGTCTATTTGAGAACATCTTGGGGAGATGCCCAAATCACGACGTATTTTTAAGTTATAAATCAAACCCCAACATGCAGCGCCGTACACAATAATTGGAATTCCTGTGACTAAAGCAAAAACCCACATTATAATATTAGTGTATACTATAATATGACTAGGGTTAATAAATCGGGGAAAAGAATTCCAATCTTCACACCTCTTAATGAAAATGCTAACGATCTTGTGAGAGGGTATTTCATGAGGGATAGCGAGGGTGGGTATGCCCCTAACAACTACCAGGTTAATACACGTGGTGGAGGTAACAATCTAATGAATAATTACCTGAAAATGCAAAAAGCTCATAACAATAAGAAGGAAAAGAAGTCTACAAAGAAGAAGACCACTAAAAAGAAGTAAGTGTCAAAGCTCTGTATAGAGGTAATTGAACACCTGCGACATGGAAAATACCCTTCAAAAACTTTCGTTTGATATACAAAGAGTTATATATAAAACATCCAGCTGCGAAACAAGTCCACGTAAAAACGTATATATTTTGGACTTGAATATTTACAAATGCCATCATGTAGACATTGCATATTATATCATACCATTTAACAACCCAACTTGTTGGTAACAATATATGATATAATATTCCGTTATTAATCACAATATAAGCTATTAATGATTCCGTACGTAGATAATGAACTATGTACGGAAGCAATCCGAGTACACGTATTTGCATGTTATTTTATTAATTTAAAACTTTAAGTTCAGACTTGCCGGGAATCGAACCCGGAACGCTGGATTAGAAGTCCAGAGTGATATCCGTTTCACTACAAGCCCATAGATGCTGGGAGCGGGGTTCGAACCCGCGCGTGCATAGCACAGACGATCTTAAGTCGTCCTCCTTAGACCACTCGGACATCCCAGCACTTACCTTCACCCCAAAAAAAACTTACCTTTGTCCCCTATTCATCTTACGAGTTAAATCTTTAAGTGTTTGGGTTCTCTTTCATATTGAATCTTTTTACTCAATATTTCACGATCCATTTTAATTTTATCTTCGATACCTGGACACTTATGTTTTTCTAAATGTAAACAACTTATACAGAAATCACCACTACAATATTTACAAGTCATTGTAATACCACATTTCTTTTTTTTACAGTTTTGGCACGGCATTATAATATAACTCAGATAAAGATTTGTTGAGTAAAATATTCAGAAATGTCTTACACTTACGCGCTACCTACTCCAATTCTGGCATCTACTCATGATTACAACAAACTCAAGAAAACTCTAAAGAAGAGTACTTGTGGATATGGGTCTGCGCTATCTGCGTCTTATTTCATTACCCAAGGTGCGGACCAAGGTGTATCTGTAGCCTTCGGGGCTCTGGCATCTTACGCTTATGTCTCTCTGCTTTCTGAGAGGGTGGATAATTTTGAGAATTCAATTTTTCAAAAAGAGTTTCTCGCACCTATCAGTCTTGCAGCATTTGAAGTATCTTGGAATAATGCCCCCTTTGCTTTTGATTTTGATTATGGTTGTACTTTTGTTGGTTTTCTCGCGTATAAGTTTGCACTTACAACTGTTCTATTTGAATGTGTAAGAGATATGATGATTGAAGACGGACGGAGCACATATGACACATCAGAAAAGATATACAATGACTTGTCCGATTGGAAGACGCAACACGGAGAAGTAGGTATGGAGGAGCTTGACATGTAAATTGTTTTGTTGTATTAAAATAAGTTAATGATCCGTTACGGATTACTGTTCTATGTATATTTGCTTTCACGTCTCAGTGGTAAACCAAAGAAGAAAATCAAATCAAAGCCTGCGACGTGGATCTAACAACTCTGAAGAAACTGATCAATCTTTCTGGCAATACCCTTGCCAATACCAGGGACCTTCTTAGGACCATCAGCAAGTTCATCACCGTGGGTAACCTCAAAGTCAAGTTCACGAATAGCATTGGATGCCTTTACATAAGCCTTCCCCTTGAATGCATCAGTTTCCTCTTGGGCGAGGGTCTCAAGGTAATAAGCCACCTCCTCATTGGTATCAGCGTAGTCGTCATGGGTATCATCAACCGCTGAGAGCTGCTCAAGCTTCTTGATTTTTCCAGTCTCGAGGAACTCGTCAATAAGTTTGGCGATGCTCTTGCCAATACCAGGAACTTTCTTATCACCGATGGCAATCTCGTGTCCATCGTCTACCTTGAACTTTAGCTCATAGATAGCATCAGCCGCTTTGGCGTAAGCATTGGACTTGTGCATATCTTTCTCATGGTAAGAGAGAGCTCCCAAAGCGCGAACAAGCTCGTGGTTGTAGCATTCATCAAAATCTTCAGAATCCATAGTCGTTCGCTCGGTAGAAGCATAGGATGATACCTCGTCCTCGGATTCGTAAGACTTGTCAACTACGTAAGTATCGTCAGTCTCGTCGGAGTCATAAGATAGACCAAGGTCATTGGAGCAGACGGATTCCTCGTCGTCAATCTCAAACTCGCGCTCATATTGAATAAGTTTGAGACGAATAGCAAGCCCGTCTTTGGCGAGTTTGTCAACCTTGGCAGCGAGCTGCATGTTCTCGGTCTCAAGCTTGGAAATGTAGGTAGCAATGGAAGCAGCGTTCATGGTCGTCATGTTGTTGATTGTAGGTGTATACTTTTATACTGGTTTGGGAATGACTTAGGTCTCCAAAATACATTTTTATCACATAAAGATAAGAAGCGTAAACTGTGTAAAATGTTAACCCTCGCCAGACCTATCCATGTACAACACAAACGTGTTACTTTACCAAAAACTAACAAAGCTATTCGTCGCCCCGTACGAAATGTTAAAGTCCGTTCTGCTCTCCCTGATCAGGATTTAATCAACTACAGCCTCTTCCAACTCACTTCGTGGGTTATGCCGATGACCATCGCGGGTCGTCTACTCAAGATGGAGTACAAAGAGATCGGAGTTGGACTTGTCGCTATTGGAGTGACCAAAACACTTTTAGAAGCTGGTGGAATTATACACTATTAAAGATAATGTATGCCCATAGTAAAATGTTAACAAGACTTTTACATATACGACCCAATATCCGCACCCAAGCCAAGAAGAATGATTTCATTGAGCCCGCTGAAGCTCCAGGTGAGGGGAGGCGTCGAATCCCAAGTGATAAAGAGAACAGAGACTCTGCACTCGCAAGCCGGGAGGAGAGACCCAAAGAGGATGAGAAGCCTCACCCATTGAAGAAGTTTCTAATGGATGTCTTCAAAATTAAGGAGATTGACTACGAGAAGTTCAACAAGGAAAATAAGTGGGCTATCCGTCCAAACAAGAATAAGGATAATAAAGAGTAAGAACAATGAATGTATAATATGTCCTTTTCCCTCGCACGTATTAATCTCACACGTAACGTTAAAACTCGAGTATTTAACGATCCCGCTCAATATGATATAGAAGTAAACGCAGCCAGGGGATTTAGTAAACCTACAAAATCCTCTCGTGTAAGTCTTAGCCAACCAGTTGCTCAGCTAAATGAAGCCGAGAAGCTTATGAATGTCGTATCTGAATATGATGTCATCGCGGCGCAAAACTTTTGGGCGCAATCAATTGTGGATATTTCAAATTCCTTCCTCTCGGGTGAGGACTATGTAAGTCTCGCGGGTGAGCGTGCGGGTGAACTATATGGGTACGATCATTCTAATGTACTCTTCAAACCAACTAAAGCCGCGAAACAACAGTTCCGCCCTACAGCTCATGATGCTATGTCTTATTTTGTTGGTAATGATGCAGTAGTAAGTGGATACAAGGAAGATCACGGTTTCGCTATTAACGCCAAAAAGGGCTTCAGTAAGGTTGTATTTAATAACCACCAGATTGATTGTCATGGTGATGTAGCTCACGCGATGGGTACATATGAGTTTACATGTGCCACAACGGGAGAGATTTCAGATGTTGAATACACCTTTGGTTATAAGCGTAATACAGATGGAAAGGTGCGCATTTGTCTCCATCACTCATCTATCCCTTATGAGCCTTCTGATACCCTGAAACCTGTAGAAAAACTTGTACAGATGACACATAAAAGTAAAATAATGTACGACCCCGATCAGTATGATGAGGAAGAAAATAGGGAGAGAATGAGGTTAAAAAATACATCTGCTAATTGGTAAAATGGACCCAAATAACATTCCCAATATCGTTAAGCAAATTCTTCAAGATCGTGAACTGCCAATGCATCAGAAAATGACCGCCTTCATGATGTTTATGCCCAAACTCCCCCAAGATCCAAAACTTGACGTTATTCTAAACGATAACTTAATGATTGGTCAAGAAATTAAGTCCCTCATTGATGATGGAAAGATTGAGTTTGGAAAGTTTGATAAGGACTTCCATTTGGATGTGAAAGTGCTATAAAGATCTAAGACACAAAACTAATAATGAAGGAAGCATTTATTCATGATGTTGTAACCCTCGGGTTTCTAATTCCTTTCTCTATTCTGTCTATAGCAGAAGTGGCATTTCACTACACAGTCTACCCTCTATTTCTTACACATGCCTTCACGGTACATATGTTATTTGATCTAATATGGATACATCGTCGTCCTCATGTTTTGACATCTTATCATAAACTCATTAAGTTCCATCATCTCGTTGTTCTATCCTTTCTATTGTATCCTCTTTTTAGACCATGGGATTCTCGTATCGTAGCTGTAGGGGGTCTTATTGAAATTGACACAGCTCTCCTACTTTTAAAGCGAATATTCAAAGGGCATTGGTTACTTAGACGTCTATACATGGCTTCAAATCTAATAATTAGAGTGTGGTATGTAACTCTCCTCTCTTTTTTGTATTGGTATTACACACAATATGAAAACTTTTGGATGAGACTTCATATTATGAGTGCGCAAGCATTTGTTAATCTATTTAGTTTTGCTATCTGTATTGTCACATTCACCAAGGAAATTAAGAGGAAGTTAGCTTAGTAATAGCTATCCCGTATCCTAATTCATGTATGATTCTGTTATTTTTGTAATCATGTTTGTAATAAATCTTTTTTATACCACTACTAGCCAGAGCCTTGTAACAATTTAGGCATGGATAGTGTGTAATATACGCTTCGGCACCATCGATGGAGACACCCCTCTTCGCTGCATCGGTGATGGCATTAATCTCTGCATGAATCGTAGCTTGTTCATGTCCATCCCTCACAATTGAAGTATGTAGACAACCACTTAAAAATCCATTGTAACCCATACTTATGAGCCTGTTATTCTTGACGAGAACGCACCCAACTTTGAGTCTCTCACAAGGAGATCTAACTGCAGCGAGGTCTGCAGCCTTCATAAAGTAATCTTCCCATGAAATACGAGGTATCTCTTCATCATCAGATGAATTGAGATCAAAAACTGGACGTCTAAGTATGTTCCTTAAAGGAGGCATTTATTATTAAAGAAACAAAATCTTTAAATTGATCTTCTGTACCACTTCTCGTACAAGTGGGGAAATAATTCTTTCAGGGTTTTGAAATACGTATCAAGGTATTTTTTTTCTTCTACTTCCTCTTGTATCAAAGTTTTACGATCGGGTAAAATACCCAACTCAATTCCGTGTAACAAATCTATTCTCTTGGAAAAGTTTATAAAAACACGATACGAGAGTAAAGTTTCATCTTTTATATTTAAAACGCGTATTTCTTCATGTATTCGTTCTAAATGAACCATCTTGTATTTAACGCAGATATAAAAAAATAATGATATATCAAATAAATATGGATGATGTATTGAAGGACTTGAAAGAATTAAGACATGACATTAAGAAAATACATGACATTTTTGTAGATGAGAATTTATATGTTCATAAGTTAGTACAGAAAATTATTCTGAAAGTATGTAAAGGGTCTATGTCTTCAGTAATTACGAAAGTGCCTAAAGGGTCTATGTGTTCGGTAAAAGGTAAATTATACGAAGATTTATGCTATAGAAACATAAAACACAGTCCTAAAATTATAGCGCAAGGTGGTGGTTCTTCACATAAACCAGATATATACACACAAAATGGACATATCGAGTGTAAACCTAAACAGTCTCCGGATTGGGGGCAATCAACACTCAATTGGGAAGAAGGTCACTGGGTACCGAAGAATGAACTTTTTCAACGTTATATGGATAGAGTCAATTTTAAACCGCCTCCTTTTCTATTTGATAAGATTACACACTCCGAATGGATTAAGATTAAACATGATTATAAAGACGAATACTTGACAGTAGATAATCATGAAATTCAAAATTTCTATAGAAAAAAGGGTTGTGCATACATACAAATCCTCGGGCGTGGATTGTATCATTTAGGAGAAGATCCACTCGAATGGGGAGTTCCCGAATTTAAAGTAGAACAGAGGATACGCATAAGAGTGAAGGTTCATTCCAAATCTGGTTCACACTTATCCGTGACGGCTGCTTTTCAACCCTTAAATATAAAAACACTTGTGCCGAGTGAGTATTCTATAGATGATAGAACACGGCTACCACCTAACCTATGATGACGATTTCAGATGATTCTTTACTCGCGTTCATCCCGTACGACCATTTTACTTCACGGATTTCGTAATTTTTATACAAATCTCTGATGTAATCACAATTGTTATATGTCATTATCCAGTTTTTTCTTTTCTTTAAAACCTGAAATAGTTTTTCGTGATTGAAATTTTCATGCATGTCTCCATTTTTTCCATATAAATTTGAGTTTTCATTGAGATAATATGGTGGATCTAAAAATATAAGACCCTTCTTACCCTTTAAAAAAGTTTCAAAATCCAGATTGTGAAATTCTACATCATTTAGATTGAGATCTTCGGTGCGTTTAATAGATGACTCGGTAAAACGTTTTTTGGAAGATTCGGCTGAAAATCCACCCGAAAGTGTAGCACCACTAAATGAACATCTGTTAATCACAAAGTATTTATATCCTTGTATAAAATCATCTGTATCTTCCATTATTGTGTCTCTCATCGTACTAAATATAGATTTTGATACGACGTTGAGAAGTTTTCGGAGCTCACTGCATAATTCAACCTTACGTGTCTGAACAGATTTCCAAAATGATATAAGAGGTTTAAACTTATCATTGACTATAAGTTTTGAACCGTATTTGTTACAGAGAAAAAACTCAAAAGAACCCCCACCGAAAAAAGGAGATATTACAACTGATTTATCAAAACCTTTTTCATTAATAATTTCATCTAAAGTCTTACACGCTCTCGTTTTACCACCAGGATACCTAAGAGGTGATTTCATATACTATACACTTTACAAGTCTTTAAATCAGATCCTTATCCACCTCAGTCATAATGTTGTATAAAGTCAATAAATGAGATGTTATTAAGGTATGTTTTCTATTGCATGTAAATTACAACAAAATTATATATGTGCAACGGGATTACTACCGTTCATTCTTCGATTTTTTATGACAGGTTCTATACCATGTTTATTAATTTCGACGAATGGTCTAATATTTCACATTTTTTATCCTAATAATGTATTCGCGAAATATGTGGATACGGTAACTAATATGATACTGATATCATACATAAATATACAAGTTTGGAATGCGTATGTATTTATGTTGACTTGTTTTGGTACATGGTGTTTTAGGGTAAATGTACCCACAAAAGGATACGAAATCGTAGAGTCTCTCATACACGTAACTTGTGTACAAGGAATTGGGTTTATATGTATGGTATTATCAGGGTTCTGATTCAGACATAGTTAAAGACTTTAACTGAATGCGTGTTAAGATGATTCAAACCAGTCTAGATTCGTTCAATTTTTGTATTCCGTGCCCTACTATCACCGAAAAACCAAAATATGTTCCTCCGAAATGTCCACATGGTCTTCGGCGCGCTCAGTGCAAGAAGTGCGGTGGGTCATCATTCTGCGAGCACGGTCGTTCGCGCTATAGGTGCAGGGAGTGTGGTGGGGGATCAGTCTGCGAGCACGGTCGTGAACGCACTTACTGCAGGCAGTGTAGTGGGGGATCATTCTGCAAGCACAATCGTCGGCGCTCTCGGTGCGGGGAGTGTGGTGGGGGATCAGTCTGCGAGCACGGTCGTGAACGCGTTAGTTGCTCTATATGTGACCCATATGGACACGCGCTACGCGCACGACGAAATAGACGATATACAACTACAAGGGTTAAAAATCCTACAGGTTCATTGGAAGATCTTTGTATGACTTCAAAAGAATGGGTCGAGTATCTTCATAAAACTTTTGAAGATATGTATAGTCGCCCAAAAACGGATAACGATAAGGTTCAGATAGATGAAATCATTCCATGTAGTGCATGGAATTTGCCAGATGATAATAAATATTGCTGGCACTATCTGAACTCTCAGTGGTTAATTGATAATGAAAACCAGCAAAAGGGTAGTAAATATACAGAGGAAGATAAGCGCGCTATGATACAACGAATAGATGAGTGGTTCACCTCAAATCCTTATCCGCCGTGTAGTACGTCTTCCCCTTAGTGGCAAAACTATGCACCCTCGCGTACCCCCACGCTTGTGGAGAAGCTCCCGGTCGATGCCCGGTTCTCCACGCAGCGAGTCCCCTATTGTAGATGGTCTTCACAGTCTTTAGAGGAATGCCAGTAGCCTTCGCAATATCTGGCAACGACTTAACACCTGGATACCTTTTCCGGAACTTTTGGGTGTAGGAGGAAGTCTTCGTCTTTCTTCCTTCGTCTGTTCGGAACTTGGTGTAGTCCCTCTTGAGCATCTTCTTGTAACGAGTTTCAACCTCCTTGAGAGTCCCAAGCCCCCTGAAGTATTTGAGGGGTGCATAGATTTGACCTTCTGTTCTACGCAGTTGCCCAACTTTTCGAGTAATTTGAGCATCAGTGAGGGGCATCTTACTTTGCACTGAGATATTTTACACAAACTTGAAAGCTAATGTCAATCTTGGGTGATTCTTAAAACTGGTCGCACGGTGTAATAAGCCACCATCAAATATGGTTAATCTACCAGGTTTAGAAATAACACCTTTTATTTCTTCGTCAATTAAAAACTGTGTTTCCCCCCCTTCATTTGGATCCAATGATGGATTCAAGTAATACAGACATGTAACTGCATTTTCACCCGGTTCGTTCGCATCAATATGAAATGAAGGGTTTTCATTTGGTAGGAATAAGTTTAGGTACACTCTAATAAGCTTCATATTTTTGAGTGATTCTTCATTTTTATAGATCTTATCAAGAAGGTTTTCTGTTATAGTTTTGAGGACTGAAGTCAGTTTAATACCAGAATGATAAAGTTTATCAAAATCACATATAAGACCACAGGGTTTTGTATCGTAATCATCAATTTCACCATATGTAAAAAGGCATTCATGTAATAGAACAATTCTATATTTTTCATTTTCTTCAGGACTTAAAATGTTATCATACACTTTTATTCCTTTCATTTAAAAACAAGTGGTTAATCACTTTAACCTTTTTATAGCTGTAGCAATATCGGGATATACACATTTCCCAAATCTGACGCGCCCCGTCTTGGGATTGTAATACCCTGTGTGACCATTATATACAGCTCTGTGGAGATCACCCATATAAAAAATACAATATTATAATAATCAGCGAGATGGGTTTGTCAATTATTATGGGAAATATGTTTTCTGGTAAAACTTCAGAACTTATCAGACGACTTAAGCGTTTGAAAGTCATTGGTAAAAAAGTTCTTGTCGTCAATTCCGCTAAGGACACACGGTCCCCTGATGAAGTTTTGAAGACCCATGATAATGTGAAGTTTAATTGTCATAAAGTGTATGACCTATTTGACCTAATTTACACTGACGATTTTGACGATGTGGATATTATAGCTATTGATGAAGCTCAATTTTTCCCACGTCTCAAGAAGTTTGTAGAGTATTGCCTTTACGAAGGTAAAGAAGTAATACTCGCAGGTCTTGATGCTGATTCTTTTCAAAGAAAGTTTGGTGAACTTATTGACTGTATTCCACTGGCTTGTGAGGTAACTAAACTTTCGGCTCTTTGTATGTATTGTAAAGATGGAACTCCGGGTCCTTTTACAAAGAGGATTGTTGATAATAAAGAACTTGAACTCATAGGTGGGACTGATATGTATAGGGCAGCATGTCGTAAACATCTTTAGAAACGTTTGATGTCCAGTATAAGAACAACCCTCCTTTGTGTACCCTTCTTAGCGACACTGTGTATTTTTGCGTGATCAAAAAGAAAGTCCTCACCCTCCATGTGTTCATGTGCTCCCCTCCCTGTGTAGAGTGTGCAATCTCCACCACCCTCTACAGTGAGATGGTAACGAAGCCAAAGGTTTGTTTCAGCGCGGTGTGGTGCTATAGACGTAGGTGCATCCATGACAGCAAATACAGCTGTATCATGACACACACATGGTATTTGTTTTATGAGACTGTTTAACATAGGGAAGTCTTCCACTTTATAATAATAATAGTTTGGATTCACTTCAAACCAAGGATCGAGTTCGTGAAATAAATGTGTTTCGGCAGTCTTTGAAACTTCTTTAAACTCCCCCCTAATCTTATCAAAGTGAGCTTTAACTAACCAAAGTCCAGGATAATCATTGACTGAACATTTAGAACCCCAGTTTATGATATCTATCATCGTGTTTCTCATACCTACCAGAGGTCTCAAAGGTTTCCTAAAGTATAATCTATCTATGGGTGATTTTAGGTAGTCATGAAGTACCAGGAAAAATGGTACAAGTATCACCGTCAGCATTATTTTCTTAGTATAAAATAAAAATGCCCGGATACGGCGGAGCTAAAATGATGGAAAAGTACACTCCCGAACCCACTGATGATGTCAATACTGTTGAGCATCGCTTTGTGATGCCCAACCTTCCCGCCATCACCCTTATTCAGTTCGTTCTCGTTGGTCTCGTCCTTGCTCACTACTGGATGAACCGTAAGGTTAACAAGGCTGGTGTTGGCGCTGCCATGCTCGCTATTGGTTTCCTCCACTTCTATGATCACCTCTACCGCGTGAAGCGTGGTCCCGAGCGTCTCTTCTTCTGGCCCGAGGCTCCTAAGAAGGAGGGATACTGTGGTGCGTGCCGTAAGTAAATATATATCATTGTAAAAAAAACTCTCTACTTATATTTTATTCCTCGTAAAATATAAGAGACATGCAAGTCAAAGTTGTCAGAAGTCCAGATCGTAAAAAGAAGTTCAGGGCTATACTCGAAGATGGTAGAACGGTAGATTTTGGAGCGCGTGGATACTCGGATTATACAAAACATAAAACACCTTCCCGTATGCGTTCCTATGTACTCAGACATGGTGGAAGAATCCCCAAACGTATTATCACTGAAAGAGATCCAAAAAGAATACAAACTTTAATGCTCGGTGTCAATTCCAGTGATAGAGAGGAATGGAAAATCACTGGAATTGACAGTGCAGGATTTTGGTCAAGGTGGTATCTTTGGAGCTATCCAGATTTTGATAGTGTCAGAAAGTTTATGTCAAAGAGATTTGGAATTAAATTTGTAAACTAATAATAACTATGAAAGGATCAACGATAGCTATAATACTTTTTATATTATGTGTAATATCAATTGGTGTTTTTCTGGGAGTCAGAATGATGAATGCTAAAAAACGTAAGGAACAATTCTTAAACACACCCGGTCTTCATTTCTTTAAAGAATGTAACTACGGTGGTAAACCAAGTCAAATGGTCGAAGACCTCCCCAAAACTGAAGAAGATTTCGGACTCATGACGGGTAGCTTAAACTTTAAATCTTTTATCCTCACAAAAGGATATAAAATGGATACCTATAACGAACCTGGTGAGAAAGGTGTAAAAATATCATACACTGGACCAAAAGAGGTGGCGTGCCTCGACACTCCAATTAACAGTGCAAAATTTACTAAAGCTTAAATTAAATTTGTAAACTAATAATAACTATGAATGAAAATCTCATATCCACGTTGATTATACCACTGTTAATATTTTGTACAATCTATCTAATCAGGAAGTACGTGAAGAAACCAGAAGAGGAAGAAAAAGATTGGGGAGATAGTATAGATCCACATTCACTCCCAGGTGTTCATTACTACTCAGAGTGTGATTTCAAGGGGATACACACACACACAGACACCATTCCTCTCAGCGTTGAGGGAAACTTTAAATCAGTTCGTATCATTGGTGACTATGACGTCAAGGCTAACACAGAGGACGACAAGGAGGTTGTTCTTCGCTCTCACCGCGGTAGCTCTAACATGGTCAAGTGCACACCATTCACTGGCATGGAGATTGGTCGTGATTAATTAGATCCTTGAATGTAATCAACTTTTCATTTTCAATGAGTGACGCAAACTTATAATTTGTATCACTCAGAGATTCAATAGCAATGCTCGCTTCGTAGTACACATGTTCCATGTCCATGTCTATATCGTCAAAATATTCCAGAAGTTCAATGAGATCTTCGTCCGATGCCACATCAACATAATTGTTAAATCGTCCATCGTCAAACCAATATCGTTCACCATTGGCGATAGTATTGGCGAGTACAATCATTTTTTCGGATATCGTCTCTTCTATACCATCCTCGGGGTCGATACCGATATCATCAGCTTTATAGGAACAGCTCATGAGGATGTGAAGACCTCCACTGATTACCTTGAGAAATTGTCGTTTTTCATGTGAGATCATCATTTTCAACTTGAAAAACGAGTTTGTTAGGGTGGGACTTAGGTTGTTATTTTTAGTTTACTCTAAGATTACGAAATTTTGGATTGGCTCTCAGTTCAGCCAGGAGCTTGGCACGTTGATTGTTAACCATAGGTCTGGGTGGAGGAGGTGGAGGTGGAGGAGGTGGTGGTCGTCCCATAGCTACACGCCTTGTTGGAACTGAAACAATTTCCTGATTTGGTTGAGCTTCCCTCAAAACAGTCTTACAAATTCTGATAAACTTCAAAGCACTCTTTGCTTGTTTTTCCACACCACCCCTCTTAGTCTTTTTAGTTTTCTTAAGCTTAGACTCTAACTCCTTCTTGGTTAATTTAACACGTTTTCCTTGTACATCTTTAGTCACCCTAATTCCCAACTTCTTGGCGTGTTTCTTCAGGGACTCGTAGTCCATTTATATAGATGGAGAAATTATTAATCTTCTTGATCTGGATAATATCTATTTATAGAATCTTCCAACTCATCAACTTCATACCATGCGAGATGACACTGTTTTGACTTGGCACCTTCGTCTGTACATATTTCTTGTGCATCACGTATTGCTTCCTTAAAACGCATTTTAAGTCTGGCGTTTTCCCGCTTCTTAGGTTTGGGGTATGGACTATTCAATGTAATGTCATCACAACGTTTATAAATATCCTTCAGGACATTCTGACGTGTCTTAGCCAGTCTGTATTTGTAACAATCATTTCCGGAATAAGACATACAGTTCATTTAATATATAATAGTATTAAAGTTTTAAGTGTATAAATTGTCATGGACTACGTGTACGAAATAGAGGACGTTCTACCAAAAGAAATATGTGAAATTATTATTAAACGTTACGATAAAGATAGTAGAAAATATGACTCTAAGATTGGTCAAGGAGTAATTGACAAAGAAATGAGAAGATCTAAAGTTTTACCTTTCACTTCATATTCAGATTGGGGTGATGTTGATCGTGTTATTAAAGATGTGATTAGTCGTAGTATAATAGAATACGTAGTGTATATCGCAGAAACTTTCAAAAAAACTAATTTGGTTGACATTGAGTCGATACATAAACAAATGGAAGATTCCTTTTCGTCTATGAAAGACGAAGGATATTTCATTCAGGAATACAAAGAAGGTGATTTCTATGCATGGCATGTAGACCATAGTAAAGGCATGCCAGTGAAACGTGTTTTATCATTTGTTTTATATTTAAATACTTTAAATGAAAATCAAGGTGGATGTACAGAGTTTATAAATGGTAAAAAAGTTCGTCCTATTCAAGGTAAGATTGTGGTATTTCCATCAGATTGGCAACATTTCCATACAGGTGCACCCGTTAAAAATGGTGGTGTTAAATATGCAATAGGGACATGGGCGGCATAAAGATTATAACTATATATTAGGCATGGAATCTAACGTGGTTATCACGAAAGTATTACTTCCAAGAATGCGACAACTCGAAAAGGAGGTTGCAACCCTCAGGGAACAAACATGGCCATATGTTCAGGCGAAAAAGGAAGATATGGGTATGCGTGACATAATGGAACTTGTAGATTTCTTCAAAGATATGGATGAAGAGACTATATTGAAATTATTGAGATTGAAAAATCAATTCTCAAGAAATCCGGGGATTTTAAGTAGGGAAGTTGATACAATTACGAGACTTCGTAATAATTTTTGTTGACGTATAGTAAATGTTACCAGCAACTAATATGGTCGATTTTGATGGAGAAGGTCCAGTTATGTCTATGGGACAGCTCAGTGCAAACCTTTCTTCTATTTGTTGTTACATAATTATCATATTCTTTTCAATGAAGAGTCCAGTCAAGACACCACCCGTACTTGCTATGTTACTGTGCGCCTGCTGCTGCTCCAGCTCCTCTACTATGAAACTCATTGATGATACAATGAATCGCACTATGGGTAAAAAGGAGGAGGACGGGGATGCGGAGTAATTAGAAAAAGTTATCTGTTCTGTAAAGATTTACATTGAATGAACCAGTTTTACCAGTCACGTTGACTGATTCATTTCCATATAACTCTTGACACCCTATGTCATCTACACAGTCACGACCATCATGGTTTATGGGGAGAGAATAGAGATTATCACCACCAGTGGTAGTGTAATAGTGATAACGATCACGACGACCCCTCACTTCCTTACCGTAAAGAGGGAGTGTCTCATCACCGTCGCCTGTTAGAACACCCATTTGCTGCATATGCCCGGGCTTGTACTGTTTTATGGGTGCTTCTCTAAACTCGGGGCTTTGGGGAGGTCTCTCTGGGCGTTGCATAAACCTTGGCATCATAGGAACACCTACTGGAACCTTAATCACTTTAGGGTTATGATATAAATATATCACGACGGCTGCAAGCGCAACAAGAGCGAGAGCCATAAGTTGTGTCTTATTCTTGTTTTTCATATATTTAAAGCGTACAAAATAATTTAAATAAATGGAAGACATTACAATATTTGAGGATTTCTTAACTAAAGATGAAATGTCTTTTGTTGATATTTACTTTCTAAAAGACGCAAAATGGCGTTATGGTATTGCGAATACAGCAGCGGACAATATAACTTGGTTCGTTTGTAATCAATTATTTCACGAACCTTTTTTTAAAAACCATATAGTATCCAAAATAAATAAGGCAACTAACTGTAATTGGGAATGTTTTGATATTTATGCGAATGGTCAAACAGTTCAGTTAGAAGGTAAAACACATATAGACTGTATTCCCCCAACTGATCAATGGTCGGCGTTATTATATGTAAGTGATATTAACCCTCGTAATATAGACGAAGTAAATGGTCACACGGAATTTAAAATTAATAATCAAATAAGATCTATAGAACCGTTTAAAAATCGTTTAGTTTTTTTTAAAGGTAGTATACCTCACAAGGGTCGTGCACCTTCCATTCCGGAGATGTTTAGAATATCAATCATCTTCAAATTAAAGAAGTAAATATAAAATATATAAATGTATATACGCACATTTGACGACTTTTTATCAGAAAATGAAATGAAAGTGTTAGAAGAATATTTCACTGGTAATATTTGGGAATGGGGACACTCGACTGATAGAGAAGCGCCGCAACGATGGTTTTTTACAAGATTTGATGATAAACCGTACTTTACTCAATATTTAAAAGAAAAAATTGAACGTACCACTGATATAAAATGTGAATACAAAAGAGTTTACGCAAACGGACAAACACTACTGAACAGTGGTTCTTGGCATGTAGATAATCGCGATCCTGGTTATATAACAGCACTATTATATATCAGTGATATTGGACCGGATAATATTGATAGTATAGGTGGGTATACAGAATTCAAGTTTGAAAATGGAGATATTAAATCAATTGAACCTATAAAAAATCGATTAGTTGTATTTGACTCACAAATTACACATCGAGGATGTGCACCTGAAATACCTGGATTTTTGAGAATATCTTTAGCATGGAAATTAAAGAGAATGTGATAATCTGAAATATGAAGGTACTCGCAATAGATATAGGGTATCACAATATGGGTCTTGTTCTTGCCGAATGTGGAAATGGTCCTCAAATTGACATTGAATATGTAAAGAAAGTAAGTCTTGAAGACTACAAATACATATATTCAAATGACTTTGTTGATTTAATACCACTTTTTGTAGATGAACATAAAGATATATTTGACAAGGCTGAGAGGATTCTAATTGAAAGGCAACCACCTGTTGGGTTTAATAATATTGAGATACTTTTACACTACATGTTCAAAGATAAAGTGAAGTTAATTTCACCTGTGAGCATGCATACACATTTTGGTATAAGACATTTAAATTACGATGAAAGAAAAGAGAGAACTGTTAGTTTGGCTGAAAAGTTCACTGATATTGACATTCCATATGAAAGAAAGCATGATATAGCCGACGCTGTTTGTATGCTTTTATACTATAACTTCAAGATATCAGTTCATTTTTTTGATCAATTTAAATATTGTCCTAAAATATAATGCCAACCACGAAACAGATTCAAAACGCGCGTAAAAAGTTGAAGAAGACTCCAACACCCAAGGGAAATAGTCCCAAGATACCAACAGCCGCTTTACTTCGCATTATCAAAGCGGATCCTAAAGTGAGTCGTAACAAGGAGTTCATGAAGCGTGTTCATGAACTTACTAAGAGGAAGTAGACTGCTCTAGTGTTTGGGTACATGTATTAAATGCGGTAAAACACATCAGAGCGGATGAAAACTGGAAAATAGCTTGTTCCCACATTCGAAGTACACAAAATGGTACTATCATAAGCGCCGCAGACGTACCATGAAACACTACAACTCCTATTGATGCTGAATGTTCACTATGTAGAGCACCCGTCGTAGATACTATCAACGCAAAATTGATAATATCTATTGTTCTTCTAAAAAGACCTAAATTTATACCAGATGAAATCATGAATATATACGCTAGAGCACGCGCAACGGGGTGATATTCTAGTAATAATCTGAAACGTTGTTGTGGTTGTATAATTTCAGGAGGAGGCTCTGGTGGTGGAACCTCTTCGTTAAATGCTATCGCAATAGAACCATCTGGTGTCTCCACGACCAGATGTCTTGTGTTATCCATGGATATTAAATGCGACTATTCTTTAGATGCGCTTCCCAGACATGATATCTTTGAAATCATCTATGAACATATCAAATCTTCCGAGACGGTACTGTACGAAACCCCATAGCGCGAAAAATACAGTCTTTGTGAGTTTATTTGCCTCTGTGTCATCCATTTTGTAAATTGGGCTGACTATTTGATGCATAAAGGAATCTTCCTTCTTCTTACCGGTTATAGCTATCTCCGCTTGGGTTAATGCACAGGTGTCATCGTTTACGCTCCAATGAAAGAATAAAAAAGGAATTAAGATTGAATAGAACTCCAGGTTGCGTTTATCATTGGTAAATGGAACTATTAAAACAGTAATCAAGAAAAATAGATGAATCAGGAAAATTATATTCATCTATTATAGAATGAGTGAAGAAAATTTTAACGGTGGTATTACCCCATCATCACTCAGAAAACAAGAACTTGATTTAAGAGAGCGAAGTTGGAACGACCAACACGAAACTATATTGCGTCAATGGGGTGAAGCATCTGGGTGTTACAGGTATATGAATCATCGAGCATTCCTTCTATTCAAGAAGCTGAGTCTGCGTTTTACCTTACCTGTTATTGTTCTCTCAACTGTTACTGGTACAGCTAACTTTGCTCAGGATCAATTTCCAGAATCAATGCAAGGAAGTGTTCCCGCTATGATCGGTGGTCTAAACTTAGTTGCCGGACTCATAGCAACCATTATGCAATTCCTAAAAATAAACGAATTAATGGAAAATCATAAAACATCAGCACTTGCATACGGTCTACTATCCAGAAATATTAGGCTTATGTTAGCATTACCACGTCGCGAACGTAGTGCTGATGGTTTAGATTTTGTAAATACATGCAAGGCGGAGTATGATCGTCTCATTGAACAATCTCCTGCGATCCCTATTGGTATTTTGGATGCATTCGAAAAGGAGTATCCTGCAAACACTTTCACTAAACCGGAGATTCTCGATGTAAGAGCGATTCCTAAGATTAAAAGAATTACAGTCGCGGGTGCGGTAACAAGGGGTGGTCCATTCAGCAGATTTGGAGAAATGATGAATTCCAAGGCGGAGTATGACAGGAAGGCTAAGGAGTTTGAAGAAGAAATGGTAGAGGAAGTGGAAGAGGAAGAGGAGGAGGAAGAGGAGGAGGATGCTAAATCCTCGGTGTCTGAAGGACCCGGAGACGTAGAGCAAGGTAGACCAGTAGAATAAGTATAGCGACATTAGTTAAAGCCGCACACGCAGCATATGGTAAAATTTTTCTTCTTAAAGGTTTTACGATACGATCTTGTAGTGCGTCATTCTCGAGCACCAAATCTATGGCTTGATTAGTAAGGTCATCAATGGACTCCTTCATTAAAATAATAGAACAAAAAAAAGATGAGCCTGTTGACACACTTCACACGAAGCAGATTGAACTTCTGAAAATGTATATTCAAGAGAAGAAGAATGTTTTCATCTGTGGTGCAAGTGGTGTAGGTAAGACATTTGTGTTGAAGTCTGTATTGAATGACTATAACAGCGTAGAAGTAGAAAGGGATCACCTGAAATCTAAATCACTTTTTCTGACATTTATAAAAACATCGTCCAAGCATACATATATTGATGACTATGATTCAGACTTTAAAAGTCTTATTGAAAAGGTGTCTGATGGAGATCGTGTATCAAGAGGAGCGTTTGTAGTAACATCAACTAATATGTGTATGTTTCCAAACTTTGAAACCATATTTATTCCAAAACACAAACCGGATAAACTGTTAACTTTGACAGGCTTTTCTGAAGGCGCTGAGAATGCTGCGATACGGTGTAATGGAAATATTAGAGATTTTTTTACATATCTTGATGGATATGACGACAAAGATGTATTCAAAACCCCTAAGGACTATATAAAAGATGTTCTCAGTGATCCAACTCCGGTAGGTATCCCACGTTCAATTCACGAGCATGGTCATGTATGGGATATATTCCAGGAAAATTACTTGGATTCTAGGGGTGTTAATATAGTTCCAACTGTAAATGCTTTTTCAGAAGCTGACACGTATGATACACAGATGTATACGAATGGTGATTGGAATCTCATGCCATATTTTACATTAAATGCACTCGTTATTCCAAAAGTGAATCAAGGTAAGCCTCTGGATAGGGATACAATAAGACCTGGGAGTTGTTGGACAAAGTATGGTAACTTTAAGATGAGAAATCAAAAGTACAAAGAGATTCAAAAAAGGAATGGGCGTAATTTATGTATAGAGGACTTATGCCTTATAAAGAAGTATGCAGAAAATGGAGACTTACAACCTATGCTTAGTTATGGTTTAACCCCACAAGATTTTGATGTGATGAATCATTTGGCGGTAGGAAGTAAGTTAAAACAAAGAGACGTATCAAGAGTAAAGAAAGCATTGAAGAATGCCTACGAACGAGAAAAAGATCATTGAAGAGGAAGAAGATACTCTTGATTGTGTCAAGACTATCGGAAACGAGCTTCACTTCTATGGTGAGATAACTCAAGAAAATACGTTAGAGTTCGTAGAAGCCTTCAAGAAGTTGGAGATTCTACTCCTCAAACATAAGGCTGATCTCATTGGTTATGAACCCAAGATTAGGGTTAATATCATGAGTGAAGGTGGTGATGTATATGCGGGATTTGCTCTCAAGAATATCCTTGAAAAGTCACGTGTGAAGGTTATCACAATCGCTCAAGGTGCTTGTTGCTCTGCAGCCACCTTCATGTTTTTGGGTGGATCAGAACGTAAGATGGGTAGCAATGCATACCTTCTGATTCATCAAATCTCCACAGAGATGTGGGGTGAATATAGAGATCTCAAACATGAGATGAAGAACTGTGATAAACTCATGAGGGATCTAAAAAAAATGTATATGGAAAAGACTGATATTCCAGACAGGAAGTTCAAGAAATTGATGAAGAAAGACCTCTATTTGTCGGCATCAAAGTGTCTAAAGTATAAGATTGCTCACGCCCTTGATTAACGATAACATATCTGCGATAGAGTCCCAAAATACATAAAATTATAAAAACAATAGCCAATGTATTTGTGTTCATTGGAACGTTTGTGCTTTCTGGCGCCCTAAGTCGCTCCATTCTACCATAATTTACAACTGGAAGTGAAGACATCTATTTAAAGTTGAGAAATTATTTACTTGTACAATGGAACGCCTTATCCATAAAGATAAAATGAACCGTGAACGTTACACCGACATCCGCGTTGATAAACTCATTGACGGAACTGCGGATATCGTAAAGGTATCGGGGATCGTGGGAAATGATAAGTTCACCGAATCACGAACCAATGTTAAAACTGGTTATGAGAAAGCTTTAAAGCGGGCTCAAACCATGTGGAACAATGAGCACACCAAGTGCAACCAAGTGTTGCCTATGCTCGCCAACAAATGGGATGATCGCAAGAAGTATATCTCTGAGCCGTTCTACGTTCAACCCAAACTTGATGGTGTTCGTCTACTGGTTTCAAAGGATGGTGGTATCTCAAGGACTGGGAAGATTATCCCTGGAACTGAGGTTCTTGGGAAGGGTCTTGGACCGGGTCAATACGTCGATGGTGAAGCCTATGACCCTAACCTCAACTTTGAGGAACTTACGAGTACTTTCAAGACTGACCCTCTGAAGCTCAAGTTCCACGTGTTTGATTTTTTTGATTTGAAGAAGTGCCCTATGACCTTTGAGGAACGCTGGGACGTGGTCAAGTCTCTCTCGAACCCTCATTACGAATACGTTGAGACATTCAGTGTCAAGAAGCACACAGATATGAATGGGTTTCACAAGATGTTCATGCAACAGGGGTACGAGGGGACAATGATTCGCGACAAAGACAGTATGTATGAGGTTGGTCAGCGAAGCAACTATCTCCTCAAGTACAAGGATTTTCAAACAGAGGAATATGAAATCACTGGTGCCAAAACTGGTCATGGTAGAGATGCAGATGCAGTTGTTTGGGTATGCAAAACTGAGAATGATAATCAGTTTACAGTGAGACCAGAGGGAACAATTGTTCAGAGAGAGGAACATTACAGGAACTACAAGAAGTACATTGGAAAAATGCTCACCGTTAGGTTTCAAAACTTGACAGCTCTCGGTGTCCCGCGATTTCCCGTAGGTGTGACTATCCGCGATTATGAATAGTTAAAGAATAGCATTTATGTAATAAATAGTATGAGTAATATAGTTATTGCCGGGCGTGGAACTACTGGTTGGTTAACCGCTTTACTCATACAGAAGCAATTTCCAAATTATAATATTACCGTGGTTTATGATGACAAAATACCTATTATAGGTGTAGGTGAAAGTACGACACCTAGTTTTTTAGACTTTATAGAGACATATCTTGATATTCCAACCAGTGACATTATAAAAGAATGTGAGGGTACTTTAAAATTGGGTATAAAATTTAAAAATTGGAAAGGTGATGGAAGTCACTATTATCATAGCTTTACAGGGAATCCGGTAGATTATTTCTGTAGTGCGTTATCAAAGGGAATGCACTTAGATGAAATAGATCTTGCGGCTCAACTATGTGAATTGAATAAAGTTCCAAAGCAAGTGGATGGCGTAGAGTATAGTGGTAGAGATGATAAATATGAACGTACTTGTATGGCGTTACACTTCAATGCTAAGTTACTAGCAGAATACCTCGAAAAAACTGGAAAAGAAAGGGGAATTAATACAGTAATTGGAAATATAGAAGACTCAGTACTTGATGATGATGGGTATGTTGTTGAAATTGTTTTAGATACAAAAGAACGAATTGATACAGAATTCATATTTGACTGTACGGGCTTTAGTAGAGTTTTTGTTGATAAAGTTTACAAATCACCTATGGATTATTTTGAACATTTACCTGTTAAGAGAGCTATGCCATTTTTCTTAGATAAGACGGGTCCCACTCCATCTTATACAGAAGCTATAGCTATGAAATATGGTTGGATGTGGAAGATACCCGTAGGTGATAGATATGGGTGTGGATATGCATTCGATTCTGATTTGACGACAGATGAAGATGTATACAAAGAAATATGCGAAGAAACTGGTCAAAAGCCAGATATTCGCAAAAAGATTGACTTTAAAGCTGGATATCACACAAAACCAATGAATAAAAATACATTGGCACTTGGTTTAGCTCACGGGTTTTTAGAACCACTGGAGGCTACATCTATATTGATAACAATAGATATGTTACATATTTTCAAACAGACTATACCCGTGGAAAATTGCAGAATTGTACGTAAGAACCGAGATAGTTACACAAAAGACTATAACAAGTTAGTACAAAAAATAGTAACTAATTGCACAGACTTTGTGTATTTACACTATTTAACTCCCCGTAATGATACCGAATTCTGGAGAAGATTTCAGGAAAAGACTCCTCGAAAAAGTCTTACTAAGATTTTGAATCTTGTAAATGAGTACGATGCTTCTAAACCCAATGATTTACAACTTCTTCATCCATTTGAGAGAAAATCTTATATACAATGTTTATCGGGTGTTGACATGCTTAATAAAGATATGATCAAAAGAAACGCGTGTGAATATACATATTCGCAAGTATGCCAACTGAAAGAAAAAATCAAATATGTATCCAAAAGATCAATGGATCACTGTGAAATACTCGAAAATATGAGAGACCCAAGCGAGCCCAACACGTGGTTTCGCGCCAATAAATAATTTTATATAGAAAAAGTAGGCGAGTGACGCCTCTGCATTACGATGAAGCACTTAACCAAAAATCCAGAGATAATTGTCTCGTGTAAGTAGATTCCCCTCTCATTTCATTTACACTATTGTGTAAATCTACAGTCCATCCAAATAAGTCGTTAAAGTCTGGTGGATTATCAATCATAAATTGTTTATAATGAACCATACAATCTTTACAGCCAAGTGTACAACACAAACCACTGTAAAAATTGGTATATTCTTCTTCACTATCTACACTTTTTTCGTAATTGAGTGCGGAAAGGTGTATAACCGCCCACATATGAGAATAGTATTTAATACGTAGAGGGTTCATCTTTCTTATTTACATGTATACTTTTTAAGCAAATAAATATAGGTGATACTAATAAATGAATATTAAAATTGCCATAGATGTAGATGAAGTACTTGTACCCTTATTGAAACCTATGGCAAAATATAAAAAGATAGCTTTACCTAAAAAACCAAAATACAATTACCTTTATAGAGAAGTTTTCAATTGCACAGAAGAACGTTCACAAGAAATTCTCCACGAGTTCTATTTTTCTGACGAGTTTCGTAACTTAGAACCTATAGAGGGATCACAAGAAGCTATGAAAAAACTACGTGTATGTTTTGATAAAATGTATATACTGACCGGAAGACAGGAAATTGTTAGAGGGTCTACCGAACTTTGGATTGAACAGTTTTACCCGGGTTTATTTGATGACGTCATTCTCACTAATAGTTTCACAGAGAATGAAGTCAAAAAAGTCGATGTGTGTAGAGCCTTGGGAATTGGTTGCCTTATTGATGATAGCATAGGAACATGTAACGAGTGTATTGAAAATGGTTTGGGTGCTTTGAACTTTGTGGGAGAAGAAATGTACCCATGGTGTGAAGAAAGTCCTATCAGCATTCACGGTTGGGAGAGTTATAATATTCAAGGTAGAGAATAATACGATCTTCGTCAGATCCATTCTCTGCCCAATGTGGAAATCTTGAACTCATGATTATATGTTTACCATCTTCTTCTTTTATATCTCCTAATTTAGAATGGTGCAAGTAACAACCATCCGGACACTTTAATCCTAAATGATACGTAAACTTATAATCATCTCCAACGTGATCTATATGTTCTTCCAGTTTTACACCACCTTTCATGAGAGCAAACCCAGCTATACGAACACCTGGTATTTTTGAAAGTAGTTTATATGTCTCTGGACATTTTAAACAATTACCCAATACTATCTTACTTTCCCATATAATAGGCCAACTGATCCACTCCTCTTGTAAATGTGTTTGTCCACCTTTTAGCCAACCGCATTTACCAGAATGATAATCTGAAACAATTTGACGTAGAACGTCTGAACCTTCCCATTCACCTGTAGGTCTGGGTTTATCACTTATAAAGACATTCATTGGTAAATCATCCAACTCTTCTCGTATAGTCTTCCAGTGATTTTTCAGTTCTTTGAGATGCATTTAGATTGTAAGAGAATCTTTTTTTACTCGAAAATCGCTTCTACTGTTTATATCTATTAAATATACGGGTACGTAGTATTTCATTCTCATATTCAAGATCATTCTTCTCTTCGCGTAATTTTTCAACGAGACTATTTGTAGCAACATTAATTAACTGCCCACCACGAAGTCTTTCATTTTCTTCTTGAGTCTTTACCAACTCGTCATCTAATTCTTCAATTTTCTCTATCACTTCATATATTAACTGTCTATCAATGTGTTGAAACTTTGAAATTATGTGCTTAACCTTTTTCAAACGTTGAAGATCTTCGTCATCTTCTTCAACGTTTGGACGTATACAACATGACATACTTTACATTATAATTTATTTTATTCCTTATATTATATGAACAATCACTTCTATGCTATTTTACTTTCAGTAGTAGCAGGGTATTTATACTACGATATGATGGAATCGTCTATACCCACAGAATCAAATTGTAGTTTTTCAGCTTCACCCATGACAGACTATCTTGCATTTGCATGGGGTCTTATGATTATGTACTATGGTATCAGAAAGTATGATAATCCTATTTTGACATTTTTAGGTTGTTCGGTAATTACTGAACATATTTTCCAATTAAAGAGAAAGATATAATGTTGGCACTTTTTTGTAAACCGGTTATTGTAATTGAACCCACTAAAATGAAACCTATTATGACTCCACAAGATTGTAGAATTGTTCAGGTAAAAGAAATAAAAGACAATGCATTCGCAGCTGAATTTTTAGAACCACTTGATTGGATACAGGCACCACCTATCGTCATCCCCGAAAAAATGGATTTGATAGATTAATTAGTTTACCATCTTTTTTGGTTTTCATGTAAATAACTTCGTCACATTCACCACCTTTCATAATAAGATTGGGTTCACCACATTCAGTCCCGGGCATCTTATGTCTATCACATGCAAGTTTTGTCCTTTCTGTGATATTCATATTCTGACTTAATCCGATGAACGATCTATCAACTCGCCCCTCCTTATCACAAGCATCTATCATACATTTCCATGAGTAGGGACCAAATGCCCATTCATTAGGGGAATCAGTGGGTGGTGGTGGAGCATCCAAACTCATAGCCTTTCTTCGTCCACCTATACTTCGTTTTATGTATACAACGGGTTGGAATAGAAGCTGTGTTACACTCAACATTGTATTATATTCGATAGTTTATTTTAAGTTAGTTAAAAATATACATCTTTTATTTATAAATGGATGTTCGTAAAAACCCCATAAATGGCATCAAGGAGGTAAAACCTGGTTCCTGTGTGTACGTAATGGATGATATCATATCAGACGAACTTTGTGATACTCTTAAAATTGTGATAGATAAAACAAAACTTGAGAAAGAAGAATATACCGAAACCAATAATGTTCTATGTGAATCTATATCATTACTATCTATAGAAAATAAGAAGTTTGCAAAAATATTAGATGATGAATTACATCAATGTATAAATGACGCAGGTAAACGATTATTACACTTTAATAAAGATATTCACCATATAGCTGGTGATGATGGATATGCAATTAGAAAAATAAAAGGAGCGACACGATTACACACAGATAGCGTGTTCCAGAATGCAATCGAAAACATACCAAAAAACTCTCATCTAGTTGTGAGGAAATTAAGTCTAATTATAGCACTTAACAGTGATTACGAAGGTGGAGAATTTTATTTCCCAAGTCAAGGTATTGATAAAATCAAACTAAAAAAAGGGCAAGCTATATTCTTTCCACCATATTGGACACATCCCCATGGTACAAGAGAATTGAATGGAACATTTAGATACACGATAAATACATGGCTTACTGAATATTGAATTACTTTTACAAAATGGAAAATGTCAAATTGTAAAAGTAATGGAAATGTGCACCAAAGGAGGTTTGAACTCCTGACCTCGAGCTTACTAAACGCGCGCTCTACCACTGAGCTATTGGTGCTTTGTGTCTCCTCCGACCGGGTTTGAACCGATGACCTACAGGTTAACAGCCTGTCGCTCTACCAACTGAGCTACAGAGGAATGGGTCCTCTCTACCTGATTCGAACAGGTGACCCTTGGAACTACAGTCCACTGCTCTACCAACTGAGCTAAGAGAGGAAAAGATTTATATGCTTGTTCATGGAGCCTCTTAAGGTGAACAGTCTTATAAGTCTCCTACATATAAATCAAGCTCCCACCAAGATTCGAACTTGGGGTGGTGGATTCAAAGTCCACAGTGTTGACCAACTACACCATAGGAGCCGGAGCCTCGGCTACTATATCAGTAATTTGATTCTTTTCTTTAACCTCGTATATATATTTAAAGTAGTACATTAGGAAGCAGAAAATACTGGCAGCAACATTTGTAATGGTCATAGGTACGACATTATAGTGGAATGAGTATACCAGGGACAGAACACTGGCAGCCAAGTTCAAATGTAGAAAGTGGTAATTTATAGCTTTTGCATCTTTATGTTTGTACACGTGCTTAATTTCAGGTACGAACATAACAACGATGAAAGCGGATCCTATCAGACCGCATACATCTATAGCGTTCATCTTACTCATAAGTATTTTCTAATGTTTAAGCTTATACAATAGAAGGTAATACGTTGACAGTAGCAGATGATTCATAAGCGTGTTTAAAATAGTACATTAACAACGCAAATATTCCCATAGCTGATTGATTAATTATCATGGGAGTAACGTTATAAGTTATTCCATACACCAAAGCTAGTACACTTGAAATAACATTTAAATGTAAGAAGGAATAGTTAATAGCTTTAGCATCTTTATGTTTATAGACATGATAAATCTCTGGTATAAACATAACGACTATAATTACAGAACTCACAATCCCACATAAATCTATGATGTTCATCTTACTCATAAGTATTTTCTCATGTTTAAGTAAGATGTCATCAATTTTAATTGTGATACTGATTATAGCATTTTTGCTTTTCTACAGAAAACGTAGAGTTGAAACTTATGATTATAAATGTTTCCTTTTAACATTAAAATCTGAAGAAAAACGGAAAAATCATTTCATGAAGTATCATAATCAGGAAATACCAATTGAAATCATATATGGTTCGGACACACGAATTGTTAAGAATGCTAAAAAATATGAAAATAAGATTGATGGTGAGTACTACGAAAAAGCTTTGGAAATGCACTATGACAAATCTGTAACACGTCCAGACATAACTTACTTTAACTTAGGAGCAATTGGATGCTTCATGGGACATATGGATTTCTACAAGAGATGTTTTCAACAGGGATTGAAATATGCAGTCATCTTTGAAGATAATGTGGTTATTAAGTCTCATGAACTTTACAAAGAAATACAAAATATAATAGATGATAGAGGAGATGATTTTGAAATGTGCTTCTTTCACTGTTTATCACGTCTTCCTGACAAACAAGATGGAAAGTTAGAAAAGGTTAAATGGATTTCGAGTACCAAATGTTACCTCATTAATGTTGAAAACATGAAAAAATATGTAAAGTATTTCATTCCTATGGATAACCATATAGACATGAAGCATGAGGATTTAATATCACAAGGTGCCAGAATATATTATAAAGATCTTAGACACTACATGATGATTGATCGAAGTCATAATAGTACAATTGGACATTGTAATCATGGACGTCCAGACTTTATATCCAGAACAAATCCTTCCGCTACAACCAAAGACATCAAGTATGGGTACTGATGTACACAGGTCTTTCAGTCTTTATTATAGAGAGTCCCAAATTAAGAACAGTTTTAGCTAACCGCGACTTTACATAGACAGTGGTGTAATCAATATACTTACTCGAGTTGGAACGATGACTATCAAGGACCTTCTTCATAGAGAGAACCCTCCCAAGTGAAACCTTTCTACATTCTGTAACATCCATAACAAATCTAACAGGTTTTTTATATGACCAAGCGTGTTTAAACATACAATCCAAATCATGGGGTGTTGTAGTGTCCCTTATCTTAATCGCATATTCCATACACATTTTTATAAATACAAACAATATATTTATAAAAGTGTGATCCAAACGGGGCTTGAACCCGTGACCTTGGCGTGCCTCGTGTGAGTTTTACCTCACTATGTATACCTTACTATAAGCACCACGCTCTAACCAACTGAGCTATTGGATCAAAACTCGTAAACCGTAACAGTAAAACGCCCCTTTTGTTCTATTCTCGGTTCTAAGAAGAGTTCTCGTAACTTGTTCTTTCCTCGGTCTGTACCTTTAAGTAATTTCATCTGTTTATCAATAAGGGCTTCTGATCTAAAATATTGTTTTTCCACTGTATAATTTTCAACGCCATCTTCTGTTATCACAATGACATTGTTTGGTGGTGTTATTTGAGCCCCTATAAACTTAGGATCTTTGTACATGGCTCTAAACATTATACTATGTTGAGAAAATCCTCAAAATAGACAGAATTTGACGCACCTTTTATAAAATTACGCTCCTCTTGAGCATGTTTAAATGCTTGAATTGCCATTTCATGGGAAATAATTACATCATAAACACATGGTTCAACGTCACGAATTGAAAATCCCGGTGATATGATCTTTACATCTGCCTCAACTTCTTCCAAATAGCTAAGTATATCTGTATAATCACAATTCTCTGATACAACTACAGTTGCGTAACCATTTATTTCATAGTTATTCCTAATCTGATGCATTTTAATTTTATTGGTTGTATCGGGTGTAACTATATCGGTAACTTTAGAATAACGTGCATATGTAGCTTGTGTAGCCAGTCCAGTTACACAGCGACCCGGAGCTTCAATAAACACAATTGAATTAGTTGTAGTGGCTTCCGTGTATGCATAGTCAATATATTTTGCAAACTCCTGGACAGCTGTTTGAAATCCTATAGATTCAATACCTGGGATGTCATTGAAAATCGTTTTAGCAATACCAATAATATTTGTTTCAATTCGGTCATCCATAGCAAGCTCTCTTGCACTTTTCATAGACTCATTTCCGCATATACAGTAAAGTCTGTCAAGATCATTAATATTATCAATTGCTTTTTCTATATCAACTTTGTCGCATGAGACTCTTAAAACAGATCCCGCACCTTCATCAATCTTGTCGCGAGAGGACAAGTCTAATCGTAAGTTGTTATTAACACCACGAAAACCCTCGTATATACCGAACATACGGTTATTTTGAGCATTTTCAAGGCGAGTAAGTGTATGGATAATATTATTGACACCTGGACACACACCACCAGCTGTGAGGATACCAACGTTCATTTTATTTAATAATGTATGATATTTTTAAGTCGAATTACACACTCTCCATTCTATGAAGGTCGTCATCTCTACTGCTTCTTTTTGTTTTTACACCCGAAAGGGCACCTAACCATCTCCTAACAGCACGTGTAGACCCGGTAACAGACGCTGCATCATCACTCACAACAATCGAGAGTCCGTTACATACATCTGGCTTGTTGACTTTATCCGGAAATTGAACCAGAAAGGCTTTTATAGAACACGCTGGAATATCCGGAGATTCATCCAAAAGCCGATCATACTCTTTTTTGCATTTCATTATAAATTCAACTACATCACCCCTGTGTTTTACATCAAGAGATAACTCCATATCTATGGTCCTATAAAACTTAGACCACTGTACACACATTGCTGAATGTGCTTCCGATAAAGACAGACTTTGACTAAACTTAGAAATACTCGTCAAAATTCCACCCAAAACATTCAAAAAAGCAAAGAAATACTGTACTATCATAATCTTGTTTTTAGTATCTGTAGATACATCAGAATTACCACTCGGATTTAAAACGGCAAAACCACCCACACCAGTAATTGATGCAATTATAATTGATGGATATGCTAACCAGTCATTCTGTGATTTATATAAAAGTCGTGAGTGATTATGAAGCCATCTGTAACCCGCACTTTTTTCTCCCCACTTCGTTAAAAGGTGTACTTGTTTATCACACCATGCACAACTATCATCTTCAGTCATGTATAACTTGAGATATGTTAATATTTAAATATCATCCGTAAAAGATGAGAGTCCAGACTTAAACTTTGTATACACTTCCGTATACAGATTATCTGGTATAGTATTAGATGTAGATTTAACTGTAACATCCTGAATACTCCTATCCCTCATTCCATCTCTATAGTTAGTTTCATCGTCCCATACATTCAGAATACTACGGGTAACGTAGTTAGTCACTATAACATTACTAATTTCCATGTCACCACGGGGGTCGTCCTCCGACGCCACTAAACCATTTCCTATACTTGGATCTATAATAATCTTTTCCACTGAGAGTGAATTAGTATTTACAGAAGCGTAATGAGTTATGTCATTTGAAACATGTATGATCACACCCATTTAATAACTATCAAGATATTTTTTTTGCTGAATCTCTGGCAAGTTTATCTGCCTCTTCGTTGAGAAGATTTCCATTGTGAGCCTTTACCCATTTCCATTGAACATCTTTCAGTTGATTACGAAGTGTATCAATTTCAATCCAAAGATCCTTATTTTTTACATCACTCCCTGATGAAGTTCTCCAACCATTCTTTTTCCATTTGTGGATCCACTGAGTAATCCCCTGCTTCACATAGTTACTATCTGTATAAATACAGACCTCTTGAATATCTCTCTTCACACACTCCTCAAGAGCTCTCAAAATCCCGGTCATCTCCATCCGATTGTTTGTTGTATTAGGCTGTCCACCGCATAACTTATAAATATCACTGACCACACCCCAACCACCAGGTCCAGGATTTCCCAAACTGCTCCCGTCAGTGTAAACATCGTGGTACATACTTCGATATTGATTTATTTTTCTAAGTCCATTGTAAAATGAAAGCTATTGTACCCATTTTAATGTTGTTATGTCTTTTATGTCTTTGTGTATCTTCTGTAAGAGCAGCTGGTAGCATTCCCACAACACCCATTGCTTCTATGACCAGTAGTTTTACTCTAATGACCACGTTGTTGGGTATTATGTTTTGATGGATACTCCAAAGCCTTCTTCGGTGTTTTACATATAGTATCACCACAATGATCCCTATTCTGATACACAGAGTTAATAGATGTAGCTAACTCGTTACATGATTTTAGAGACCATCTCCCCAATTTTGGTTTTTCAGTCTTCAATAAACTTTCCAAGAGTTTCTTGAAGATCATAATAAATAATAACAGATTATTTTTAAGTGTTACTATCAGATGATAAGTGTCCAGGCTGTTCATACACCTATGATCAGACCTCGTAAGAAGAAACTTAAACTTACACGTAGTGTCATCAACGATTTAAAAGAAATAAGTAAACTATCTTATTTAAATCGATGGGAGTATGCAGGTAAGGTGGAACGTGATAATTTTACATTCAGTAAACCGGAATATGTAACATCTAAATGTCGTAATTGTGTAAAATCTAAAGAGATTGAACGAATATGGTACTCTGAGATAGGATTCCATACACACCCGGGATTAGGAAAGACGAATGACATTGTAACCGAAAATACACCAATCTATACAACTCTCCCAAGTTCTCAAGATTTTGAAGCCTATATAAAGGGGTTTCCTGAGATGCAATGTAATATCCTTTGTGATGCACATGGTTACTATATTATTGATATTATCAAATCAGACGACTATAATACACTTCCATTACCATCCGCTGTTGATAACTACATGTCACGAGTGCGCTCTAAACCTTTTATGCGTATATGTGTATTTTCTGATGAAGGACTTGAATACTTCAACACAACGCTAAAAAATTGGAAAACACAAATTAATTCAGAAATACATACAGATTTAATGCATCAATTTGGTATTTCTATGAGATACTACGGATACAATGATGAACCGCCGGTCATAACTATTCGGGTGGTTTAATAGTATCTTTATCAGACCTGAAAAACTTATTAAATGGACAGTTTTCGCACCGCCTATGTCGAATTGCACAATTAAGTGCATCCGGGTTTTTCATACACGTCTTCTTTGCATTTTCTTTAGCTTTCCAATATTTAGCCTTGGTTCTTTGAGCATATGTACGCCTTCCAACAAAGCAATAGGGTTGAAGGATCATATTATCATAACGTATTTCGTTTTTAAATAACATTTTTTTCATGTTATTTAAAAATGAAGATCTAATTAATTATTTTTAATAGCAAATACAAAATTGATTTGTATGCTTAGTTAGAGAAGGCAAGACCACCCATACCGGACTGGATGCGGAGGACGTTGTAGTTAACCGCGAACATGTGCATGGTGGTGGAGGCGATACCGGAGGGGATGGTGACAGCAACCTGCGCGTTATCAATGCGCGAGAAGTTGCAAGTGCCGGTAGGCTGGTGCTCCTCGGGCTTGAGCGCGAAAGAGTACGAGTACACACCGGGGTAGGGGCAACCAGAGTGATGGTTGTACGCTTGGACCTGGTTGAAGTACTTACCCTTCTGAGCCTTGAACCTGTCCTGACCGTTGAGGACAAGCTTGAAGTCGGTGAGGGGACCGGACCACTCCTCACTGAACCTGTCAGCGGAACCGCCCTCACCGCAGGCAAGGAGGGGAACGCCGGTACCCTGGGAGATGGGCACGTAGCAGTTACCGGAAGCCTCAACCTGGGCATCAGACTCAAGGACAATGTCGGAAGCACCGGGGTACTTGGTGAAGTTCCAAAGAGAGGTGGCAGCGTTCGCGGTCGCGGGGTCGTTGAAACACCACACGAGCTCCTTGACTGGGTGGTTGAAAGAGAGGCGCTTGTTGGAGGTGGTACCCGCGGTGACAGTGTCCGAACCAGTGTGCTGGACCTGCTCAATGAGGTACTCGTGACCCTTCTGCGCAAATCGCCTACGCTCCTCAGTGTCGAGGTACACGTAGTTAGCCCACACCTTGAAGGTGGCAGCGCAATAGTCACCGAAGTCGGTAGTTAAATCGAAATCGATGCGCACTTCGTGGTACTGCAGAGCAATTAGTGGGAGGAAAAGTCCGGGATTGCGGTTAAAGAAGAAAACAAGGGGCAAATAGACAGTCTTGCCAGTGGTGGCAGTAGTCATCTTACCCCAGGTAGCCTTCTTGGACTCATCGAGGTAGAGCTCGGAGTAAAGCCTCCACCAACGCTGGTAGGTCTTGTCAATTCTTTGACCACCAATTGATAATTCAGCGGAGGCGATCGCACGCTCAGCCACCCAGCAAGCATCATCACCCGCGGAGGTGCGGGAGTTCGCCGCGGCGGACTCAAGCTCGACGTACATGTCGCCGACAAGATCACCGTTACGGGCGACAGTGACGGAGACGCGACCAGACGCAGCGGGGGTACCGTTGACAGTCTGCTCGATGTTCTCCATCGCGAAGTTAGTGTGGCGCTTGTAAACCGCCTGGAAGAAAGTTACCTTAGGGTTGCCAGTCAGATAGACATCCTGGGCCCCATAAGCCACGAGTTGCATAAGACCACCGGCCATTTTGAGAGTTGTTGTACTATACACAGAGAAAAAAATTTGGGGTTAACGCGGCATTTTTCATTTTGATTTTTCTCAGTGTAGTTTAAATGTCATCACGTCCTGAGCAAGAAGAACCTATAGAGGAAATTGAAGAAGGTGAAATTATGTCAGAAGAGGAGGAGTTTGAAGATGAGGACGGTGAAATTATCCTAAGCGATGATGAGTATGAAATTAACGATGATGACGATGAGGACAACATGGACATCGCGGGTCTCATGACTTCTCTCCTTGCCACCCCGGATGGAGATACTGTGTGCTCCGCCATCGTCAATCTTTGTTTCCAACTTGAGACTCAAAATAAAATTCTAATTAAAATGCTTTCTCGGATGCACCCCCAAAAATCAGCTTAGAAAGAAAAATCGTAGTCTATTAAATTAGAGAATGGAGCATACCCATTTCATTGACAAGGATCCAAATAAGTATGAAGCATTAGTTGAGCTTCAGAAAGAACACATTCAGTCAATGAAAGAAGAACAGGTCTATACTACTTTGGATAAATTTGAAAATGCGTGGTATCTGAAGACTAACGACTTTAGAAATGCCCGTGAATTGGGTTATCGTCAATTTGTTCATTCTGACAACTTTGACGAATATGGAAATCCTAACCCAAGCCAAATTGATATCCTCGCCATTAAGGGTATCCGAGATAAACAGCGAACCTATCTAATTAATCTAAAAAATCATGCCAGAGACTTGAAGATTCACAAAAAGGAACCTAACGACGATGGTATGACTATTGTAAGGAGGATTAATAACGTACTGAAGCAGCTAAGTGATGGATATGAAAATATCCGTCGTCACTACACATCATTTGAACGTGTAGATAACCCTACTGCTTTACCACAGTTTAGCGCTTCTGGAGATCCCTCCACAATGGATGAAGAAGAAGTTGAAAGTTCAACTCCGTATCAGAAATGCCTCTTGTATTCTCTGGATCAAACATACAAGTCCGGATATAGGCGATACAAGGGACAGTGCTGTGAAGAGATTCAAACAATTGAGGGACATAGAACTCGTGCATGGAAACCCAAATTTACCATTGAAAATTTTATTTACTCCCTTTCCCAAAAGGATGATGACTTCGCCATGTGGAAGAACTTTACGAGCCGCGGTAACGTCTACCGAGATGTTGTTGACAATATGAACAAATGCATGGATGCTCAATTCCCCGAGATTACTAAACGTAGGCATGTTTGGAGTTTCAAGAATGGTGTATTTGTTGGTAAAGAGTGGCTTCCCGACCACGGGGTGTATGATTGTCGCTTTTACCCATATGAAAGTGCCGAGTTTAGATGCTTAGATCCCACTATTATTGCATGCAAGTACTTCGATCAACAATTTGACGACTTTTCACACGTTGAGAAGTGGCAAGATATTCCCACACCCTTTTTTGATTCAGTTCTGAAGTATCAAAAGTTTGACAATGATGTATGTGACTGGGCATATGTCATGGGTGGGCGTCTTTGCTTTGACGTGGGTGAGCTGGATGCGTGGCAAGTTATTCCATTTTTCAAGGGTATTGCGAGGTCTGGTAAGAGTACGTTAATTACAAAGGTTTTCAAGAAGTTCTATGAGAATGAGGATGTTGGAACACTCTCAAACAACATTGAGAAGAAGTTCGGTCTCTCCGCCATCAAAGACTCTTTCATGTTCATCGCACCAGAGGTAAAGGGTGATCTCGCCCTTGAACAGGCGGAGTTCCAATCTATGGTATCAGGTGAAGATGTCTCTGTGGCTGTGAAGAATAAGACTGCTGTGTCTATTGAATGGACTACACCAGGTGTGCTGGGTGGTAATGAAGTTCCTAATTGGAAGGATAACTCAGGCTCCGTACTTCGTCGTATTCTCACGTGGAACTTTGCGAAGCAGGTGAAGGAAGCAGATCCCCAACTCGATGAGAAGCTGAACAATGAACTTCCTATTATTCTTCTCAAATGTGTGAGAGCTTATATTGACTACTCTAATAAATACAGGAATAAGGATATCTGGAATGTTGTACCAGAGTACTTCAAGAAGATTCAAAAGCAAGTCGCGATGGTGGCGAGCTCTCTCCACAACTTCTTGGAGAGCACTCTAATCAAGTACGACAAGGATCTCTTTGTCCCTCAGAAGCTCTTTGTGCAGGTATTCAATCAACATTGTCAGGCAAACAATCTGGGAAGGCATAAGTTTACACAAGATTTCTATGCTGGTCCTTTCAGCTCTAGAGAGATTGAGGTCAGGGAAGAAGTTGTGACATACAATGGTCGTACATACCCAAGGCAGCCAGTAGTCTACGGTCTTGATGTAGTTGACGAGAGCCTCGGTTTCACAGACGACTACTAAAAAAAATACTACTAATTAGTAATAATGAGCCAACAGCTCAAAGAATTTGTGAAACAGTCGGGTGTAGAGTTACGCCCTTCTGCCACTGCAAGTTCGGTTGCGTCATATAACAGCAACAATAACAACAACTTCGCCAGAGAGCTTGAGGCTAATATGTTAAAAAGACAAGAGTTCCCAAATCGCCTTGAAAAAAACATGATGAGTAATGCTAATTATAATGAATTTTCCGACGCAGTTGATTCAAACTGGAATAGCAACGCAAACTATAACAAACTTCCAAATGAAAACAAAAAAATGATTAACAATGTACTCAGAGAGTTTGAACCACCCATTCCAGCCCCCTCCACTAACATTGCAGGAAGATTTCCAGTTACTCAACCCTTACAACTCGCTTTCAGTAAGTTAAATCCAGGTATGTTCAACGCTACAGTAAATAAGGAGTTCCCCCAACAGGGTGATCTCATTGATCTTAAAAAAATACTTATGAAGGTTCCTCAAGCAAGAACCTCTATCGGCGAGGGTCTTTATCTGGATACCACACAAATTATAGGTAGGTTTGGTGCGATGAGGGAGGGTTTCACCCATACACGTGAGTATGGAAAGCAAGGTGATATTAAAAAGAACTTTTTCACAGTTCAGATAAAGGTTACCATTTCTAATGGTACCGAAGCGAAGGGTGGTACCGTAAACATTTACAAGAATGGTAAGATTCGCTTCTCTGGTGGCTTTATCGGTACTAATATTGCAAATCAACCTGAACTCATAAGGCGTTACATCGTTAACACATACACTGATAAGGAAGCTTATTTGTACAACCCCTTTGAGTACAACAATCTCAGTGGTCAATTTAGGTTTAATGGTAAATTTAAAGCTTTATCTTCTATTACCGACAAAGCGAGAATGTATGCTTCATCTGGTGTAACTAAATTAAGCTATGAGCCTGAGCTTTCACCCTTTATGTACGTCAATTATAAGGGACATAAATACAACTTTACTGAATCTGGAAATATTCAGATTTCCGGTTCCCCAAGCCCAGCTGATATGCTCGTTGCTTACAATGATGCCATAGCTCTCATTAAGCTTATGAATACAAATGGTGATGTTGAAATTACCGGACAGGTTCCTAAGGAACTCACTAAAGGTGGTAAGAAGGCTACACCTAAAAAGAGGGGTCCTAAGAAGAAAATTGGACCCCGTACCCCGGTTAAAAAGACTAAGACTGAACCAAAGAAAAAGCGTAACTCGGTTTTCAATATTCAGATTAATGGTATTCAATGTATGCGTTTCTCTAAAGAACAACTCACCGATCTCGCTAAGAAATTAGGTGTTGTGGGTATCACTAAGAGTACTAAAAAGGAAGATCTTTGTAAGAAGATTAATGCTGTCGTCAACAAAAATAGCGCTACCATTAAAAATAAGGGTAAAAACGTTAAACTTTCCGGTGCTAACAAAGACTTCAAGCTCGGTAAAACCAAATGTAAGACTTATGGTACTAAGGATGATCTAATTAGGGTTGCTAAGATTATGAAAATTGATATCACTCCCAAAGAAACCAAGGATACTCTTTGTAAGAAAATTGAGAAGGCTCGTAATATGATGATTGCCCCAAAGCCAAAGCCCCCTACTCCTCCACCAAAGAAGGTTGTAAGGCAACAAAAGGCACAAGAAAAGAAGAATGTTAAGGCTACACAAGTTATGTCAAAGAGGGGTATGAATAATGCTTCTATCCGTAAGGATCTTATTAAACTTTACGGTAAGAGGTGGATGGATAGATACAATAAGGTTATGCCTTCTCTCAACAATGATATTCGTGAAGTGCGTAGTCGCATAGCTAAGATGTCTGGTGGTAACAAAACAGGTATTCCTTTCAAGAAGAATGTGGATGATGTTAAGAAGAGTTTGGTAAGTAAGTGGAAGAGGGAGCGTGTGCGCAATCTTGAGAAGAAGTATGTCATGAACTCACTCAATACAGGTGGTATACCACGCCCATTTGTCAATGCATACAAGGCTGCAGCGACTAAATATGTCTTGATACATAGCCCAACTAAGACTCAATTAGCTAAATACAAAAAGTCATGGTTAAGTAACGCCATGAACACTAAGAATGCCTCACCAAAACCCGTGTACCAGGTTAAGGCTAAGAGAGAGACTTTGTAAACTTAAAGGTTTAGATGCGAATAATATATAATGAACGAATACCAAAAGTTCTGTGTAGACGAGGCGGAATATCATCTACAGAGAGCCCGAGAGTTACTAACAGACGGTCTACGCAATGCTAAAAAGTATCACGATGATACCAAGGAGTTTTATAAAATATTAGCGAAGGTTCTACCCTTCATGGTGTGGATACAACACAACGAATCTCTACATCACGACCCGGAAACGGAGGAAAATTTATCAGATACGCCTTCTTCAAGCCAGTCAGATTCAAGTAGTTACGAGCCTGAATCTCATTCTGATCACTGAGAGTTCTAATAGTTTTAAACTCTAATATGATTTCGTTATTAAGTATCATATCAATTCTTAAATTTCCAATTACATGATCCTTGAAAGGAATTGTAACTATACGTTCAGTTTCATAAGGAATACCCGCTTTACGTAGTAAAACTTCCATACCATTATGGTATACACGCTCGGAATACCCGGGTCCGAGTGTGTATACTTCTTCAGCTAGAGCAAAAACTTCGTGTCCCTCTAACATTACTTTACTTTTTCACTTTGGCTTTAACAATCTTATTTCTCAAATTGTTTGTGAGATTGTAACCAGTCATATTTTTGAATGCATTCTTGTTACCAGCAGCGGCTGCAGCCCTTGCCATGGTGGCTGAAGGTGCAGTGTTAGAACGAGGCACAGCAACCTTCTTGAATGGAAGAAATTTGAAACTATTTTGACGATTAGCACCTACAACCATAATTGAGTTTTGGTTGAAGTTTTCAGTGATCTTGGCTATACTGCGATTCTTTGCAGAACTCACGATAGTAACATTTGGAAACCACCTCTTGAGGATTCTCATTTTGTTCTCTACGGGAAGGGGATTCTTAGAGTTACCTGTAGAGTGTGACACCACAACAACTGGGGTCTTATTTGACTTACGAGCAGTCTCTATGACCTGTTCAATCATGAGTCGGTGACCCTTATGGGGTGGATTGAAACGACCATATGTGAATACCACAGACTTCATTTATATTTGTCAACATTTTTTACACTCAAACTTATATCACGAGGTTCATGCAATTGAAAAAGAAAATAGAATAATTTATTCAGAGTTCGCGAAACCTCGAGATATGTGTGAAGTTGCTTAAAAATTATTTTAGAGTATTTAGTAATGGGTGTATTCTATTTTCCGTGCAATTTTGTATATTGGCGGCAAATTGCAAATCACCAAATATATAAAAAAAGAGTGATAGATTTTATTGAAAGGTATAAACATAAATTACGGGAGAACTTCCGTCATGCTTTTATTTCCGGTGGATTATCATCTTATAATTTATATGAATTTAACAATCAGTTAAAATATGAAAATCCAGATCTAATCAAAGATGTTGTTTGGGATACGATAAATGAAACACTGGAATTTTTAAATGCAAGAGAAAATACTATTAAAATAGGAATAACTAAATCTATTCTTCATGAACTATGGTTAACAGAATATACTGAAAATTCAACTGTAGCGATGCATGAACATGTAGTCAATGATGTAGTTATTAAAAATGATATTAAATATAGACCATCATTTGTATTAGTTTATATAGTAAAAGATCCAAATGTGAGAAACACAACTATTTTTGTTGAACCATATATGCTAGCCAAAAGTGTATATGGAATGAAAGAAACTCTATTTGAAACTGAAAAGGAAGAAGATATTGGAGAAGGGACTGTTTTGATATTTCCCGCCTCTTTACATCACAGAGTTGATATGATGAGAAAACCCGGTAGAATTATGATATCTTTTGCAATCGGATCAAATAATCTTATTCTGTAATTTAAAGATTATTATTTATAATACGATAAGAATGCCTCATCATCAATTTCCAACTACTTATGTATATTGGGAAACTTTAAAGGACCATGATATTTTAAAATCAAAGTACATGCCAATAATAGACCAAATAGAACAGCGTAAAGATACACCTCTAAAAAACCCCTTTAATTTTTGTGATATTAATGTTACATCTTTCAGTGATAAAAATACATTTTTAAGTTCAGATGATATAGATGAAATTATATGGAAACCCATTGACAATTTCATAAGAGAAATCAACTCCACATATAACCATAAAATTAATATAAAAACCTCAATTCTCTATAATTACTGGTTTAATACTTACAAAATGGGTGATTTTCAAGAGTTTCATAATCACCATGGTGGTCGAGATCAACATAATAATGGTAAATACTTCTATCCAACGTTCTCAGGTATATATATACTACACGACGATGCCGAAACAAGTTCTATAATTTTTAAGAGTCCAAATGCAACACCACAACCCTTCACTGATCTGACTGATCATCACGTTTTTTATACTAGGACGGAGAATAGTATAAAAGAAGGAAGTGTCGTTATTTTTCCAAGTCAACTTGAACATATGGTTAAGAAATGTATAAAACCGGGTAGACGAACTATTGCTTTCAATGTTTCTAGTAATTTATAAATCCAGATCACCTCTATAAGTTAATACAATCCACATAGTACCAACACCTAATGCACACATACCAGCGAAACCACTGAAAAGCATTATATTTTTTGTACCTTGTGGCATAAGACCTAATGTACCACCCAAAGCTGACATACTTCCAATTGAGGCGATTGCAAATCCAAGTAGATATAGAATTAGACGCATTGTGTCGTCAAGGAATAATGCAGGTAAGACGTATACAACACCTGATAGTCCAGAAATACCATGAACACCACCAATTACATATGCACTTGTAGGACTATCGGTAAATGTATCACCCATTCTCCAACGTCTAAACTTAGACCATAACGTGTTAGATGTTGTAATTAGATTTTCAGTGTCATTTTCAGTGATGTGGCGATGTGTGAAATTGTATTCATGAGCTTCTACATGTGCCTCTGAATTACCCAATATAGGTAAAGGACAACCATCAGTTCGGTGTAATCTTGGTTGACTCATCTCTATATCACGTAGGTGTAAAAGTTGTCTTTGGCGACGCTTATGCCATCTGTATAATGAAAAGAGAGCAACGGATCCAATTAGAATCATCATAGAACCAACAATGTAATCACTCACTGTTCCAACTTCATCCATGGGAATCTCATCCCTAAATGTCATAAAAATTGCAGTCATGAAAGTGAGACCTATTGTGTGTCCAAGCCCCCATCTAAAACCCTGCATAGCAGACTTCTTACAAAGCTGCCATTTATTAGTGGTATCACAAATTTGCTCGTGTCTCTTAACACCCGCGACAAGTAGTACGAGAGCACTCACATGATCGGGTCCCAATACCACATGAGTAACACCCATTAACATCGCGATACAAAATGAGTACCACATGGGGTATGTATCGAGATCTGTTACATCAACCATTTCTTTTTATTCTATTATATTCTTTAATATGGGTATTTATGAACCCATACATTACATATCCACTTTTCTCCAGACTTTACTGGAAGCCCTCCGTGTAAAGCCTTGGAATTTATCATTCCGTAATTGTCCAATGTGTGAAAAAATAAAGCGTCACCCTTATTCAATTTATATTTCTTTTGAATATTTGGAAATTCAGTTTCACCTTCTTCATAGTCATCGTTAAGTGCGAGAATTACAGTATACATTCTTTTATTACCCATTGGAAAGGCGTCTTGGTGAGGACGATAAAATCCATCCGGTCTATAACGCAACACTTGTAACATTTCACAGTTAGAAATAGATCTATCTGTTAAAGATGCACATCTTTGAACAACTCCATTTACTACTGGATCTTCGAGTTTTAACCACGCAGTATCACTATCTCTGATTTTTTTATCAGTTGTTTCATTTTGGTCAATAGTAGATATTTTAAACTTACCACTAGCTTCTTTCTTAATGTGTTCAATTTCCTCGTCCGAAATAAAATTAGGTATTATTTGCGGTTTTTTATATTTTGGAATGAGGAACCAAACCAAAATTATAATGACCAGCAACAAAATCATCTTATAATTAATGAAGATAAATATTTTGGGGATGAATACAAGTATATCGCTTACGTATAGTTTCAAGAATCCCATTGGCGTATTCTATCAATTTTTTACAGATGTCTATAATTTCAGTGTATCTTTCTGGTTCAAGTGCATACTGTCGTAATAGATCTCCACCCGTATCTATAACCATTCTAAAAATATTATTTACATCCCTAAATCTCTCCCTCTGTTTGTCACGTCTCTGTATTTCTTTTTTGAAAAAATGTTCATTGATTTCATTAAGCATGTAACCTACTCTAAGATACCTATTGCCATGATCATATAGGTCACCATAACGATAAGCTATCTCTCTATCAAGGAAGTTCAATGTATTAGCAAATCGTGTGATATTATTAGGTGCATTCATCTCACGAAGTTCCCTAAATGTTGGTATTCCACCACATGGAATATCTCCATGTTCTCTTGAAGAAATACGTTCCCTCCTAAACTCCACGTAGTGAGGATTATGGATTCTACCCATTTCTATTTTTCCAGATACCCAATCAAAAGCTGTGTGACAATCCGGACACCACATTTGCCTACACCCAGATAGTTTCTGAATCATAGTTCCACATTTTGGACATGGTTTAGTATCCTTCTTCAGAAGTTCCATAGTTTTAACTGCATCTGGATCGCATTTATGATCAGTAGTAATCTTTTCATTACAATGTTCACAAAAATGATTATCACATAGACCACAGAACCACTCTTCGTTCATAAAACCCTTACATTCTTCAGTTGGACATTTACGAATAAATTTTTTGGGTTCATCACCATCTACAATATCACCACCATTACGAAGTCTAGAGAGTTCTCTGTATGTTTCTTCCATTTCTGCCCTTAATTCCTGTACAGGTTCAGGTATTTCATTCATGACAGTGAGGTGTCCCGTACCAAATATTTTATAAACTCTATACAATTCTATTAGTCTTCCTCTCTGTACGTTTATAACTTTGTGTAGTTTTCTTATAGCCTTAATCCTCTCAACCTCAGGTTGCGTTGAAGGCATTTGTACCTTTTCCCTTTCAAATAGGATATTTTCTCTATGACGACGAAGTTCTGTGTTGCGGAAATACTTTGTGCAAAATGAATCAATAAACTCTCTATTCCACATGTTCTTACATCCCATACAATGTGGGTCATCTGTTATAGAAAGAAGGTATTTCTGTGAACAAGACCTACAACATTCTAAATCACAGAAGGGACAATCAACCTTTTTGTGATTTATTTTGTTGAACTTTTCGCAACACACATCACAATTTCCCATTAATAAGAAATTGCTTTAAGTCTTTAACTATTTACGACGGGTAGCTTGTTGCTTTTTCTGAGTTGCCTTTACACCTTGACCAGTAGCCTTGGCGAGTTTCTTATTCTGTTTTCGTAATACAGCCTTGGCATTCTTTTTCTTTTGTCTTTCAAGCATTGCTAAACGACGCCTCTCCGTCTCACCACGGACAGCCTGAGCTTCGGATCTCTTGCGGGCTTCCATATTGGATTTAGACCTGGCTAAAGCCCTTTCAGATTCAGCCTTCTTCTTGGCTACCTCCTCCCTCTTCTTGGCTTCCACGTAGGCATTACTCTTTTTCATAACATTATTGAATGCAGCCTTTTTCTTTTCCTCTACCCCCCTAATCTTGGCTCTCTCACCCTTTTCCTTCATCTGTCTATTCTTCTTAGCCTTCTTGACAGATACACCACGGCGTGCTGCCTCTTCTTGATTACGTTTTCTCTCACTCAATGTAAACAATGGATTATTAGTGGCTGGAACCTTGTTGTTCTTTGGTGCAAAGATAGGATTACTAATTGGTTTGGATGCAGCTAAACCCTTTTCAGCGTTTCTCTTACGAGCATTCCGTAAAATGGCACTCGCGGTGTTACCCTTATTAAGCCTCTTGATGAACTCTGTTCTATTAGCCCTGTTAAGAGCCTTGAGAGTAGAGAGAGACTTGGACAAATCACCCTTGGCTTTTCCTTCCTTCATCTTCTTAGCCCTCTCCTCTCCGAGCTTCTTTTGTTCCTCAACCTTCCTTTGCTGAGCTTCCTTTTGTTCCATCTCCTGTGCACGGCGCTTAAACCCTCTATCAATAGTTTGTTTAACATTAGTCCATACCTTGTCACCATCTTCAAGTAGATCTATGTATTGCGCTCTCATTTTACCGTCATTGCGACGTTGCAAATCAGCTATAACCTTATTTCTCAATAGCTTACGTTCCTGAATTTCCTTAATTAAGGGTTTTATATTGGACATACCACGACCACGGGCTAAGAATGCCTCACGTCTCTTACCACCTATACCAAATCCAACAAACTTTCTCACAGTTTCAAGGAGTTCCTTAGGAACACCCCCCTCATTTTTACCACGAGAGAGGTTCTTGACATTACCACCAGCATTAAAGAGTCTGGAAGCTTCTGCGGCTGCACTGTTATTTTCTTCAGCCTTCTTTGCACCCATTTTACGAGCTTCGTCAAATAACCTCTTATTCTTAGTCTTATTCCATTTCTCCATGAAATCCTTTACATCCTGCTTAGTTAAACCGTTAATCCTACGGAACTTATCTTCAACACCCTTTCTTATGAGGTCAGCTTTTCCTACACTCTCCGTATTTCTCTTATTCTTCTCCTCCTTCTGCTTAGCTGCAGTCTTCCTTTCCTGATTGAGCTTCTTAGCATTGGCTAAGACCTTCTCAGGACCATTGGTTGGAAGACGCTTCATTAACGCAACACGGTTGTTTCTCGTGATATCAGTGAGTTTACTAAGTTGGTTTGCAACATTCTTAGTAGACTTGTTACGAACACCCTTCTTCTCAGCATCGAGCTTCTGAGCCTCCTTCAGAACCTCATCGGGAAGCTTATTTTTGAGACTGTTCACAAGCTTAGCTCTATTATTGGGAGTAAGCATCTTTAAAGCCTGAATCTTTTTTGCAACTTGAGCCCTCAACTGCTCACCCACCAATCTCTCACGTTCTTTATCTATATTCACACCCGACTTAACTTCAGTTATGTTCACATGGGGTTGAAGAAGTGCTCTAAGATAGGCATTCTTCTTGAGTTGTGGAATCTTAGCATTTCTGATGTAGAACCTAAGAGTCTCCTTATCCTTCTCATTATCCTTATCCTTTGCGGTTGAAGTTGCAATTACATTTTCAATCTTGGCACCATTCTCTTTGAAACTCTTCATGTAATCTTTCATTTCCGGGTTTGTGAGATGCTTAAGCCTCGTTAAGTGATTACCAAGGCGTGCCTTGTCAACTTCATACTTCTTCTTCTCCTCCTTCTCCTTTTCTTTCTCTCCCTGACGCTCCTTTTCAACCTTTCTAGCCTTAATAGCCCCATTCATGGTAGCAGCCTCACGTTTGAGAACATCAACATTTGTGTCAGCATTCACAACCTTTGCTATGAATGTCTTACGGTTCTCAGGTCTAAGATCGTTAAGTGTATTTACATACACACTGATTTCAGACTTCTTAGCCGCTACTGTTTCATCGCGAGTCTTCAATTGAGTATTAAGATTGTTAACTTCACCCTTTAGAGAGTTCATATTCGTGTCCACAGCTACACGATTAATGAAAGACTTCTTATTCTTATCATCCAAAAGAGTGTTCTTCATGTGGGTACGTAACTGATTTCTCTTAGAGTTCACGAGACTTGCGTTAGCCACAGTTCTCATTTTATTGGCTTCAGTCTTGAGTTTATTGACGGTTGACCTACCATCGTTAAACTTCTTGAGAAGTTGAGCACCATTGATTCCTAAACCATCAATATAGTTGGAAAGTTCCGCACGCTGCCTCTCCTTATTTTTTGTTACCCCATTAAGCTGTGTAGCTCGGTTTTTCAATGTTGTTACGTTAGCCTTACGACTGTTATATATTTTGAGAATCTTCTGTTTATCGGTGTTACTTATATTTAGACCATTCATATGATCCTGAAGATCCTGACGATTTATAGACCACTTTTCAGTAGCTCTCCGTTTCTTTAAAGCCTGAACATTCTTTATAATGTCACCCAAAGACACATTTTGAGTCTCCCACTTGTTCAATATGAGAAGTTGATCCTCTTCACCCAGACCATTCATAGCTCTTTTAATACCATTGGTGTTAGCAGCACGCTTTGCACCTTTTTTAGATTCTTGAAGTTGATTAGCCTCAGCCTTAATATTGCTGGTATTCCTTGTATTGTTAGCCATCAATCTCTGCTTATTGGTTCTATTCAGCATAGAGAGCTGACTGATATACCTACCCAACTCCTCACGTTCCTTTTTACGTTCAGATATAACCTTCTTTTGACCCTGAAGTTGATTAGCTGCATTCTTGACATTGTTGTAAGACATAGTGTTGTTTGCCAATAACTTCTTTTTATTAGACTTATTCAATTGGTTTAGTGTATTGAGATATTCCTTGAGTTCGCTTCGAATCTTAGCACGATCTTCCGTGTTTCTGCTTTTCTTAAGCTTTGTAGCCTTGTTCCTAAGAGTTGTATTCTTGGGATTGGCATCAAAGTTCTTTAAAATGAGATTTCTATCGTTTTGCTCAAGACCTAACTCACTCATGAATAAAGAAAGCTCATCACGTTTAGTGCTCCTCCTATTAGCTTCAACCCTCTTTGCTTGGTTTATTATAGCGGAATTGTTGGTATTACCAAATTGTTTCATGAGTTCTGATCTGTTTTCATTGGTAATGTTGAATTGTGTTAATTGTCTGAGAAGATTCTTACGCTTTCCGCTTCTTGATTCTTCATCCATCTCATCTTTCATGCGATTAGCTTCAGTCTTTAGAGTATTGAGGTTTGCTACTTTATTATCGAGAGCCTTCATAATGCGAGCCTTGTACTTATTGGTAAGACCTATCTCCTTCACATATGCCTCGAGTTCTTCCCTTATCTTAGTGCGCTTTTCTTTGGCTCTCTGTACAGATAAATCCACAGCAGCCTTTTTAAGAGATTCAAAATCTGTGTAGTACCCATTTAATTTTGAACTAATTTGAGTTTTGTTGTTAGCGGTTAGGTTTGTTAAAGTGTCGAGGAAGTTCAGGAAGGCGCCTTCGTCCTCGGTATTCTTTTGATTCTTTCGCTGCTTAGCTATAGAATTTGCACGAGTCCTGAGAATACCCGCATTTGTTTTAGTACTATTGAACTCCCTCATAATGTCATTCTTGTTTTTGTTAGTCAGATTGGTAAGACCTTGTATATAGGCAGCAAGTTCTTGACGCATCGTATCTCTTCTAATCTTAATTCTTTCAGATAGGTATGTATTAGCTTTTCTCTTAAGAGAATTTATATTAGTATTGTTAGTCTGTGTGATTATATTTATGAATTGAAATCTCTCTTCGTTAGTGAGATTAATCTTCATAAGATATTCTTCAAATTCTTCCCGATTTGACCGTTGTTTTTGCGTCTTCTTATTTTGAATGAATGCATTAGCCCTCCGCTTAATATTATTCACATTTGCATTTGGACTATTCATAATTGTAAGAAATTGGTTCTTCTCGGTATTCTTGAGACCCAACTTATTGAGGTAGATGGATAAAGCTGTTTTATTCTTATTCCTCTTCTCTCTAATTTTCATCTGAAGTCTATTGTTAGCCAATCTCTTACCTTCGGGTAGATTAGGATCTTTATTAAGAATGTTTACTTTATCATTTGTATTGAGACCCAAACTGTTGATATAATTCTCCAAGTTTTTCCTGTTTTTAATGTTTTGCTTTTGACCCATCCGCTCTTTTACTTTGGTGTTGGCTAAACGCTTACCATTATTAAGTGTAGGATTTTGATTCAGAATGTTTCGTTTATTGTTCACTCCGAGACCTAAACTATTGATATAGGCTTCTAACTCTTTTCCTTCCTTATTTTGTTTCTCACCTATACGTTTCTTAGCAATTCCATTGGCATTAGCCTTTAGAGTGTTGAGATTTGTATTTTCAACGCGATTTAATAACCTTCCGCGATTTTCTGATGTAAGAACTTCACCAAGAGTGTTCATGTGAGCCAGAAGTTTCGCCTTCTTTTCAGAAATCTTACCACTCCTAAGCCCAATAGCTTCTTTTTTGAGAACCTCGACATTTAACTTATTAGCATTGTACTTGTTAATCATAGTAGTTCTATTTTCATTGGTAAGACCTAACTCGGCAAGGAACCCGATGAAGTCTTTCTTGTTATTTTCCTTCTTTTCAGTGGCTCGCTTCTTAGAGAGATTAAGAGCCTTGTTTCGGTTTAAGTTACCATTTCTTAGTAATTCTTTCCTATCCTCATTGGTTAGATTGGCGAGAGTTCCCAAATAAGAAATGTATTCTTGTGTAGCTGTGTTACCGGATTCCGCGTTTCTCATAGCCTTCAACTGCTTAGCCTCTTGAATTAACTTTTCAACATTCCTATTACCATTACGAAACTTCTTCGTAATTACATTTTGATTTACCTGATTGAGACCTATCTCACTCAGGCGTGTATTAAGCTTCACACGAAGATTCTCAACATTTCCAGAGATTCGAGATTTCTCCATGTTTAGGGCTTCCTTCTTTAGAGTATTCACGTTAACATCGTCATTCTTGAAACGCTTCACAAACGTATTTTTGTTAGCTTGGTTGATTTTGAGGGGTGTGAGGAATGAAAGAAGGTTTTGAGCCATGGCGGTCTTCTTCTCCTCGATCCTCTTCTTAATTAGTTTTTCAGCCATATTTTTCATAGAGTTTGTGGTTGTATTTTGACTCACTGATTTAACAAGATCCTCCTTGTCCTTATCACTCAGTTTGTTGTAGTCCTTAAGGAGATTCTTAAACTCCTGTCTCTTCTTATTGAGAACACGATTCATCTCATTGGATATTAATTTCTTAATTTCCAAAATCAAATTATCAACATTAGAGTTACCTCTTCTCGCTCTCGCTAAGAAAGCATTTTTGTCTTCCTGGCTAAGTTTGGTAGTTGCTAAAAACATAGCCATCTTCTCCTCATTACTCCTTTCTATGTTAGCTCCTTCATCAGCCTTCATCTGAGCTTCAACCCTCAGTTGTTGGAGTTCATCTACAGCCATACGTTGTTTGATGTATTCACTCTCTATTGGGAGTAGTTTAAGACCATCTATGAAAGCGAGGAACCTTTTTTCCTCTTCTAAATACTGTCCAGCTTCAGCAACTACCACCTTTTTCGCGACCCCTCCAAGTTCTAACTTTTCTAAAAACTTCTTCTCACGTCTGAGACCCATCTGTTTAATTTTGGCAACTGCGTTTTGTATGGTTAAATCTCCGTTTGGAAGTGTAGTTGGGACTGGTTTAAGATTGTTCTTGGTAGGTAAAGCTGGACCTTGGGGTGGACCCACAGTGGGTTCCGGTCCGCCGTTATTTTTATAGTAGCCTATTCCCTTGTTGCCGGTTTTAAAAACATAACCCTTCTTCCCGCCACTAAACTTTTTGGCGGGAATATAGTTCTTTTTGCCAAAAAGACCTCCAAGAAAACCGGGCTTCTTGTTCTTGGGGGTGTTATTCACTCGAACGTTTACTGGAGCGTTATTTCTCCTCACCTGTGCAACAATAGGTTCGCGGACAGCGCGTTGATTACCACCTAAAAAAGCGGGTTTTCTCCCCTGTTTAAACACATTCTTGTTGTTCAGTGTTTTATTCCTCATAAACACATTAGGTCGGGCACCATTGAAAGCACGAGGGCTGTTGTTGAAACCGTTGTTCCTACTGGTGTTCAAACCGTTGTTCCTACTGGTGTTCAAACCATTGTTCCTATTGGTGTTCAAACCATTGTTCGTTCGGTTAGTGTTCAAACCGTTGTTCCTATTGGTGTTCAAACCATTGTTCGTTCGGTTAGTATTCAAACCATTGTTCACTAAGTTGGTATTATTAACATTGTTCACTGCTGTGTTAGTGCTGGCATTCACTGCTGTGTATTTGTTAACAGTTACACGAGACTTCCTGGCAAACTTGACAGGTTCGTGCACTTTCATGTAACGCAAACGCTTACCGATTGCGTCAACAATTTGGGTTTTAGTCATTTGATCAACATTCTTAAGATTAACCTTACGTGCAATCCTTTTGAGGTCTGCACGCTTTGTGGTAGAATCGAAGAGTAATTCATAATCATTTGGCTTTAAAGGTGACTTCTTGTCCACCAGATAAGTACGACTGGAGTTCATGACTAAAGGCGGTAAGGGTAACTTACCTCCCTGGATATCCTCGTACGCCTGACATATTTCATTTTTTGTTAACTTAACATCTACTCCGATGTTGGTTTTGATCAACTGGCGGAGATTTGCTATATCCGCGTTTGGATCACACGCATCCATTATATATATTAAGTTAACAAAAAAGTGTAACGAATTATTTTATAGTTTTATATCCTAAATTATATAGTTTAATTTTATCTTCATACGACATATTGAAATCAAATACATTAGTTTCACCAATATCGATTTCAACCAAGTTTACATCCTTATTATGCTCACTTCTATTTACAATAGTTGCACGAACGAGGGACTCTACAAACTGTCTTGGTGTGTTTATTTCTTCTTGGTAAATCTTATCCATTTTTAATTTAACACATGTAATTTCATATGGCTTTTTATCTAAAAATGGTGAGAGGGGATATATTTCCTGTGTACCACCGTCAACGTATGTTTTACCTTCATATTTACCACATGCAAATATGAGAGGTATAGCCATACTCATACATACAGCGTCAATTACTTTCATTTTAGGGTGAGTATCACGTGAAAAATACTCCGTAGTTGAAGTATTTAAACAGTATGCTGAAATGTATATTTTCATATCTAATTCTTCAAATGTGGGGTCACATCCACACAATTCGACCATTTTGGCACGTATAGGATCTAAATCAACAAATCCAAATTTGGTAAAGAAGGAGCCTATACGTATTTTAACAAATTCGGGGATATTGAATGTTAGTGCGATATTTAGTATTTCATCGATAGATACCCCCAATGCTAAAAATAAAGCTATAATTGAACCAGCTGATGATCCGGAAATCTCCTTCACATCTACTAATTTAGATTCAAGTCCTTTTAAGACTCCAATCATTGAGAATATTCCCATTGAAGCGGGACCTAAAACAAGGTACTTCATTCTCCTACTTAGTAGAACTGAGGAAATTGCTTGCGAAGTAACGCGAACACCACAGCGAACACAACCGCGTGAGTCACAGCGGCAGGGATGCTGGTCTGTCCCGACTGGAAGACACCGCCCGAGCCAGGAGGGAGGGTAAGAAGAAGACCTGGGGAGAGGGCGATGAAGAGAGCGGTGGTCACGAGAAGATCGGTCTTGGTGAGCACGAGACCCATGCAGCGCGCGACGAGGCTGAACACAAGGAAGAACACAAGCGCGTGAAACATAACGGTCATCTGATTGGTCTTGCCGTTCATAAACTTCACGTTTTTGCCCGCGGTAGTAACAAGAATACCGGGGCTTAGAGCCAAAAAAAGGGCTGCAGGGAGGGCAACTTTTTGCGAGGTGATATCGGGGACGGAGAACATTTAATATAGATGCATATAATTTTTGACGAAATGAGTAAAGTTATTAAACGTAGCACCTCTCATCATTTCTTCATGAAGACCGTTTTCATTAATAGCACGCCTGAGATTTTTCCAAATGTGGGAAAGTCTCTCTTCATACCACCCGGTCTGTTCTTCATATTCCCAAATAGTGCGTTCTGGATGAGGCATATGCTCCGTAGAACAAAACTCTACAAAATCACAAAATTCCCCTGAGTGATTCATATGAGCATCATATGCCAATGTGTTAATCATATTCCACATATATCGTAGTTCATCTGAATATTGGACTTCCCAGTCTTCAATATTAAGAGGAGTGTCATCGTTGTATTCATCGTCATCACTACCACCAACAACATCGTTGTAAGCGGTAGCTTCGTATACGTATTGGCTCCAAACCATGGTTATTACTTATCTTCTTTAGAGGGTTTATCTTTTATACCGGTTAACGAAATAGAAGTGGACTCTTTGGTCTTTAGACCGTCCTGGATGGCGTTTAAAGCACCCTCCACTTTAGCTTCATCTCCACCGAAAAACTTAAGAAGTCCATCCTTAATAGCATCCTTATTGATTCCGGACTTTCGGACACTCTTACGAATGCTAATCTTTCCCTTCCTGAGGTTAATGGTATCGATACCCTGAGAAATCATATGCTTCTTCACAGACTCCTTCAGTCTCTTTTCTTCCTGATTTAGGATTTTGATATCAGATTTTGCATCAGAAAGTTGCTTTGTGAGATCTACAAGCTTAGATACGCTCTCAGAAAGTTCACTTGGTACTGACATATTTATTATATAAAAGTAAGATCTAATCTTTAAGTATTTAGTTAAGGGGGCGCATCATGGTATCGGGAACAATGGTGGAGTTGTTCCAAACGAAAGGATCCTTGCTGTTGGGAGGCTCGGCGCGGATCTGCTGGTTAGCGTTACGGAGGGCACCACCAACGGTCTCGGGGAAACCAACCTGAGCACGGGGCTCAAGGAAGTTCTGTCCAGCGAGGATATCTTCGGGAGCGAACTCACCAAAGTCCTCCTGGGAAGCTACCTCACGGGGGAGGAGAGAAGAGGCAAGACCAACACCATTCTCCATACCACAGCCAGAGCCGTTGGCAACAGGGGCGGCAGTGGGACCAGCGGAGGGACCAGCACCAACAGCGGCGAACTCACGCTCCTTAATAGAATACTCAGACTTGTTGTTAAGAGTAAAGAGAACATAGACCAGTGCGACAACGGCGAGGACCATAAGTAAGTTTTGGGTACGACCCTTCTTCATCATGTTTTATATTAGGTTAACAATTTTTTTTACTGTTCATCATCCGAAAGACTGACAAAAGCAAATCCGTCTGGGTAAGTGTCAAGAATTGGATCTGGGTGAACCCTGACCTGGACAACATTCCACGAAGATCCGAAAGATTTCTTAGCAAACCAAAGACCCGCAAATTCGAGAATGACATCACAAGACTTTTCAGGATTAACATTCTCAAAATCCTCCTCCCCCTGTTCAACATTGAAAACCTTCATAACCTCAATGCGCTCCCCTGTAAGTTGACCGTCTGCAATACTGGAAGTGTATGCACCTTCAACAACCTTTTCACTGAGCTTCTTACCAAACCAAGTCTCAGCATTCTCAACAGCGGCACCGAGATTCTCAGTATCAATCGCTTGAATCTTGGCAATGTTCTTCTCAGACTCAAGATTTATAGCAATATCACCTGAAGAGTCCAAAATCTTAACACCGTTCAACTGAACGAGGCATTTACGCTTGGAATCATTGAGAGCCTTCACAAAATAGAGACCATCTTCACCTTTAGCTGGGGCGTTGTAAAGCATTTTATATATGGTTTGTGTCTCATTTCTTTAAACCAACAAATGGTATAGCAGCTGACTTATTTAACATATTTTTAGGGACCCATGCGTTTCTCCTGGGATTATAACCATAGAGAGTGTTTAAAGGGTTTATGTTCTTTGGTAATTTCTTCGCATTCACGGGTCTCAAATTAACTTCATTCTTCACATACGAATTGTTGTTTACATTTTTCCATGTTAACGATTTGAGATTCAGTTTCTGATTACCAGATGACTTTTTGTACCCATTTATGTTAGTATTCTTTGTAACAGGTTTCAAACCATGAACAATCTGTTTGGACAACTTATCTTCTGATGGTTTAGTTGTAAAGTTTTTATACTTGTAAGGGTCTATACGTTTAGCCTGAGATACAGAGACCTGTGCATTCTTCTTTGTCGCTGGAGAACCCTTTCTGGTAATTAATCGCTTTACTCTCTTGAAAATATCTTCAATCGAATTAGAAGCAGTAACCTTTTTATCAAGGAGTTGTGCAAGCTTAACAAGACGTTGACGATCCTTTTCTTTCTTTTCTGGACGAAGATTGAGTTTACTCATCAGATAGATGTCTTCAATCAGAAACTCTTTACTCGCTACAAAAACCTTGTTATTGGTAACCAATTTACCAGTGTTTTGATTCCTGTACGTTACACCCTTACGCCTTGTTAGAACAACCTCATATCCAAACTCCTTTGGTCTCATGAATGGAATATCAAGAATACCACCGAGGGTCATACCTTCAATTTTACCGCTATTGGGTGAAAAGAAACGAACGTTTAAATCAAGTGCGAATAATTCAACATCAATGAACACATCCCCTTTCTTGGGAGCGTTGGTAGTACCAGACTTCTTCTTTTTGATTAAGGTGTATCTACGTGTCACAGCTGGACCAGAAGGTGGTATACTGAGACCCAAAAATTTGAAAAGTTTTGGATTTTTAGACTTTATGAGTGACATCCGCTTTCTAACGCGTGCATTTAAACGCTTAGCTATCTCACCCAATTTATCCCAAAGAATGAGTTTAGTTGCTTGAAGTTTACCAAAAAACTTTGGGTTAACAGGCATACGTGGAACAAACTTTGCATCTATATCAGTTGTGACAATCCTGTTTTTATACTCTACGTATAAATTGAAAGCTTCACCACCACTTACAATTACATCACCCATAGTCTTCATGTGTTCAGAAATCTCACCAATAGTTTCCAATATGATATCTCTCAAAGCGTTAGTGACTGTTAAGTATACAATCTTCTCAAACTCTTTATTCTTATGAGTAGTAGTTACACGGTATCTGAATTTTCCAAGATCTCTCTGTTCATTCCTTTCGTAGTATTTTTTCAGTTTAGCATCCTTGAATAATAAATTTTCATCTAAATATTTTTGGATGGTGGCTTCTGGATAAATATCAGTGTCCATTATTATATTCTCACATAATAATATGGTCTGTAGTATAATTGACGAATGCAGATGCTACGCATACGACGACGTTTGGGATACAAAGAAAACTCAATTTTGTGGTGTAAGGAGAGGACCCCATGTAGTACCCTGTCCAGAAAAGGAATGTTGTGCTGGTGGGTGTCCCGGGGATTTTCCAAAAGAACCTTTCAGGATCATAAAACGCCCATTACCATTAGAAGGTAAACAGTTCAGTACAGAGGTTTATGTACTCATTTTACTGATCATGTTTTCTCTCGTATTTCTCTCGTATCTTACTTAAAGATTACCAGTCTAATATAGATATAATGTCTCTTGAAACTATTCAAACTGAACTTGCCGCTCTCCGTGCTGATGTTAAGGCTCTCACCAAGATTGTTCGCAAGGTGAAGACTCACCAAGAGGATCCCGACGGTGAGAAGGCTAAGGCTCGCTCCGCCAATAACGGCTTCAACAGGAAGCAGGAAATCACACCTAAGTTGCGCGATTTCCTTGGACTTCCAGAGGGTGAGCTAATCTCCCGCTCAGAGGTTACCAAGAAGGTCAACGCCTACATCACTGAGAAGGGTCTCAAGCATCCCGATAACGGTCGTCAGCTCATTCTTGACGACAAGCTTAAGGATCTTCTCCAGCCTCCCGCTGACGTTGTTGTTACCTACCTTAACCTCCAGAAGTACCTCTCTCCACATTACGTGAAGAAGGAACCTGTAAAGGCTTAAAAAAATAATACATAATAACAATATGTTCGTTTCTAAGGAACAAATAGAAACGCTTATTGCTACAAAGATAAAAGATCTATCCTTGTATCAAAGAGCTTTTACTCATAAATCAGCACTCAAAGAGTATGAACAATTTACAGAATCCTTTGAGACCTTAGAGTTTATGGGTGACAGTGTGTTAGGGTTTATCATCACCAAGTTTCTCTTCGATCGCCACGAAGAGAAACAGGAAGGATTTCTCACCAAGGCTCGTACAAAACTCGTTCGTTCGGAGACCCTCGCAGATATAGCCCTAAAGTTAGGTCTCAATGATATAGTTATCATGGATGAGAAGGGTATGAGGAACTCATGGAATAACAATCCAAAGATTCTCGAAGATGTTTTTGAAGCCCTCGTGGGTGCCATCTACATGGATTTGGGTCTCCTTCATGCGAAACAATTTGTCCTCAGAATCTACCAAGATCCTAAATATATAGATCTCAATTCCATCATGATTGATGACAATTTCAAGGATAAATTAATGAGGTATTGTCAAGTTAACAATCTACCCTTACCTGAATATCGTGTGGTGTCTCACGAAGATGGTGTATTCTTCATTGACGCCATTGTAAATAATCAGTTTGCTGGTAGAGGGTATGCAAAAAGTAAGAAGCAAGCGGAACAACATGCAGCTATGATCTTTTTTCAACAACTTAAAAACTGCCCACAATGTTAAGTTAATATGCATCCGAATGTTAAAGACCTACTCGAAATTGAGTTCGCTGCCCAGAAGAGTGAGGAATGGCTCGCTCTTCGTGGCAACATGCTTACAGCATCTGATTGTGCTACGTGTATCGGAAAGAACCCATATGAGAAACCCGAAGACCTTCTACTCAAAAAATGCGGTCTTGGGGAAAAGTTTACTGGAAATGCAGCCACTCGTCACGGTGAGTTATATGAGGACGAAGCTCGCATTCTATACGAAGAGAGGCACGGGGAAGTAGTACATGAATTGGGGTTATGTCCCCACCCCGTGCACAAATGGCTTGGTGGGAGTCCAGATGGTGTTTCTGAATCGGGTAAGCTTGTAGAGATCAAATGCCCCCCACAGAGAGCTATCATCCCAGGGGAAGTCCCAGTACACTATATGCCACAGCTGCAGCTCTGTATGGAGATCTTAGATCTGGAAGAAGCTGACTTCATCCAGTACAAACCTGCCTATACTAACTGGCCTAAGCCGGAAGAGTTTGATGTAGTAAACGTAAAGAGGGATCGCGAATGGTTCGAGACCTACCTCCCCGTGATGGACGAATTTTGGAAGAAAGTTCTATATTTTAGGGAACACATAGATGAACTTCCACAACCTAAGCCAAAGCGAACCCGTAAAAAAAAGGAAGTTGAACCAATCAAGTGTGAAATTCAAACACTTTCTGACGAAGACGATTATCATGAAAATTGAAGAACATTACAACCTCGCCAAAGATAACCTCAATGGTAGGCTATTTGCACCTTACCAAAGAGAAGGTGTTCTTTGGATGCTTACAATGGAAAATCAGGAATCCGGTCCCAAGGGTGGATTCCTCTGTGACGAAATGGGTCTGGGTAAGACCGTGCAAGTGGTTTCTACAATGTTAGGAAATCCCCAAAAAAGCACTCTAATCATCGTACCCAAATCTATTATCACACAATGGGTGAATGAAATTGCAAAGTTTGCCCCTCAAATGTCTGTTCATGTGTTTGATGGTCCAGACAGGAAGCTGAAGGAGGCTGACGTTGTGATCATGCCCTATTCTCTACTATCTACCCACGAAGACACACCCATCCATAAAAAAAATTGGGATAGGGTTATCCTTGATGAAGCTCATGAGATTCGTAACAAGAAATCAAAGCTATTCAAGAGTGTATACCGTATCAATTCCGCGATCAAGTGGATTGTTACAGGTACACCCGTCTTTAATTCAATGGAAGATTTTGTGTCTCTTTGTCATTTCCTTGGTATTGATAAAGCCCTTGTTCAGGGAATGACCAATAAAATTAAAGATATCTACATCCTTCGGAGAACCAAGGATGACTTGGCTAAGATCAATGAGCGTTTGAGACTGCCAAACTGTTACTTTGAAAATGTTGAGCTTGATATGTTCCCAGATGAGAGGCAACTTTATGAGTTTGTATTTCACGATGCACAGGCTACCATTCAAGAAGCTTTCAGAAATGCAGTCAGTCTCAACTCCAAGAATATGGTCATTTTGGAGTGTCTTCTCCGTGCGAGGCAGTGTATGATTCTTCCGCAGATGTACTTGAATGGTATTGCGAAAAAGTCTGGAACACAAGCAGAAGAATGGGTTGGAAGGTCCAATAAAATGGAAACACTCTTCCGTATGATTAATTCCCATCCAGAGGAAAAGTCTCTCGTATTCTGTCAATTCAGGGGTGAAATGGACTACATCCAGAAGAATATGGAGAAACCAACTTTCCGTATTGATGGTTCAGTGGCAAAGGATGACAGGGACAAACAAATAACCCTATTCAAAAAGGCTCCACCAGGTTCTGTGTTTATTATTCAGATCAAATCTGGGGGTCAGGGTCTCAACCTTCAAGAAGCTACCCGCGTCTATATTACTGGACCATCTTGGAATCCTGCTACAGAGTTACAAGCTGTTGGTAGGGCACACCGTACAGGGCAGACTAAAGAGGTTTTTGTTAAGAAACTCATATACAAAGAGACGGATACATTTGTTTCAGTAGAAGAAGAAATGATGGCTCTCCAAGGTCACAAATCTATCGTGTGTTCAAAAGTTCTCAATGATGAGAGGGTTGAAAGACAAATACCAGTAAAGAGAACAACTGAAAAAATCTCAATTTTGGACATCAAGAAAATTTTCAAAGCTTAATGTATAACAAAATGATTGGTTCTCGTGCTCAGGTTTTCCATGGAACTGCTGACCAAACTGCGGGTGGTCTCAAGAAGAAGGATCTCATCCTTGATAATGGTGAGATTAAGAGCAAGGCTGCTCAGCAGGCTGCGCTTGCTCGTATGAAGAAGGAGGGTAAGAAGCACCTTGTCAAGGTTTTCAAGCCCACCAAGAAGGGTTTCAAGCTTCAACCCAAGGAGGGTACCAAGGCGTACAAGACGAAGGTGGCGAAAATGGCGTAAAAAATCTGGACGTAATATAAGAATGACTCTTGCTACATGGAACGAGTCCGTGCGTTTGGCTAAGATTAAGTTGGGAAAAGACCCTAAGGGGTTTACCAAAATTCAGGGTAAACTTCTTAAGGAGGCTCAAATTATATATCATATTCTCCTTTTGAATAAAAATAAAAACAATAAATAAGTATGCCAGGTGTACAAAACGTACTTGATCGCGCTAAAAAGATTGCAACGAACACGAATTTCCTTGACAGTTCAAAAAAGCGTATTTATGCCACGAGTAGAGGGGCTATGTTCACTAAAATGCCAGGTGGGTACAGAAATTACAAACCCATTGCTAAATACATGAACAAACCCGGAACAAGTTTAACTAAAAGATTATATTAGAGTTGGAATTGAAATCCCTTTAGATTTTGTGGTTCATACACCACAAGTTGATTAAGCTTCCAAGTGCAACCGAACTTTCTGTTCAAGAAGTATACACTATTGAGTTCAGCAATAGCGTGACCACTATTTCTTGCATAGAGACCATTTGAAACCTCAGTCTTGATTGGATTTTTCTCTGCGTCATAGACGGCAGCCTTGATGAGACCATTGTGATCGGTATCAACCTTTAGACGAAACTTTGGTTCACGATCAGGGCTTTCCTTTACATTAGAATTGAACATTGGTACAAGCTCTTCCTTTGTCATTTTCTTTTGGAATATCTTTTCACTTTGTTCAACTACAGCGTCGATGATTTTATTCTCGATAGCTCGGATAGATGTGTAAAACTTATTAATATAACTACCATCTTCGTCGTATCCCTTAAGAGCCAGATCTACATTATATTTAGTTGGTCCGACTTCTGGGGTAAATCCACTAATACCGAAAGGCATATACAGACGAGGGAAGTGGATCCTCATAGGAGTACCCTCCTTCGTGGAGAGTACAATTTTTCGATTATTAAAATCGGCAATTTCCAAATTTTCAATAGCGTCGGTGATTTTAGACATTATACTAATTGAATATATGGTTAAAACTTTAAGCTGAGCAAGCCACACATTCAGGTTCAAGACTGAATTGGATTGGACGAGCCTTCGCCTTAGATCTAAGATAGTACATACCAGTCTTGAGACCTTGTTTCCAGGCATACATATGCATTGAGGAGAGTTTTGACATTGTAGGGCTCTCCATGAAAAGATTCATAGACTGACTCTGGTCAATGAACCGTCCACGTGCAGCAGCCATATCAATGACATCCTTCATCTTAATTTCCCATACGGTTCGGTACAGCTTTTTGATATCCTCGGGGATGTCTACGATAGTTTGAATTGAACCACCAGCCTTTACCATTAGATCCTTCATTTCCTTGGACCATAGACCAATCTTCTTCAAATCGTTGACAAGATGCTTGTTAACAATTACAAACTCACCAGCAAGGGTACGACGAAGATAGATATTCGTTGTGTATGGCTCAAAACATTCATTGTTACCTAAAATTTGAGCCGTAGAGGCTGTAGGCATAGGAGCCATCAGAAGAGAGTTCCTAAGTCCCTTAGTCTTCACACGTTCCTTCATTGCGTCCCAATCGTAGTGAAGTTTAGTCTCACCCTCCCACATATCAAACTGGAGCACACCTTGGGAGGCTGGAGAACCCTCGAAGGTCTCGTAAGAGCCATCAACCTCTGCAAGCTCAGAACTGGCTTCGAGTGCGGCGTGGTACATAGTTTCAAAGATACGAGCATTAATTTCCTTGGCTTCATCAGAATCAAATGCGTGTCTGCAAAGAATAAACACATCCGCGAGACCTTGGACACCGAGACCAATTGGGCGATGCCTCATATTAGACTTTCGTGCAGTCTCAACAGGGTAGAAGTTCCTATCAATAACTCGATTTAAGTTCTTAGTTACAGTCTTAGTGACTTCATGGAGCTTTTCGTAATTAAATGTCTTATTCTCTACATCCACGTACTTGGGGAGGGCAATTGAAGCAAGATTGCATACAGCCGTTTCATCCTTGTCTGTATATTCAAGGATTTCCGTGCATAAGTTGGAGCTCTTAATAGTTCCTAAGTTCTTCTGGTTGGACTTCTTATTGCACGCATCCTTGTATAACATGTATGGAGTTCCAGTCTCAGTTTGAGACTTGAGAACAGCCTTCCAAACTTCAGTAGCTGGTACTGTGGAGTTAGCGAGACCCTCTTTTTCATACTTGGTATAGAGAGCTTCAAATTCTTCACCCACTGCATCAGATAGACCGGGAGCCTTATCGGGGCAGAAGAGAGACCATTGTCCACTCTCTTCCACTCTCTTCATGAAAAGGTCTGGAATCCAGAGGGCTGAGAAAAGATCGCGGCACCTCGCTTCCTCATCACCCTGGTTGAGGCGTAGCTCCAAGAAGTCCATGATATCTGCGTGCCATGGTTCAATATACGCGGCAATAGACCCCTTTCTACGCCCCGCCTGATTAACATAACGCGCGGTTGCATTGAATACACGGAGCATAGGAATAATTCCATCGGATTGTCCATTAGTACCTCTAATACGAGACTTATTAGCACGAATATCGTGAATATGCATACCGATACCACCAGCCCACTTCGATATTTGGGCACATTCGGTTAGGGTACCATATATACCATTTATAGAGTCCTCCTTATTCGCAATAAGGAAACAACTTGACATCTGAGGTCTTGGGGTACCTGCATTGAATAGGGTGGGGGTCGCATGAATGAAAAGACCTTGGGACATTTTATCATATGTATCAAGTACGGAGGGGATATCATCACCATGGATACCGATACTTACCCTCATATACATGTACTGAGGTGTTTCCATCAATATACCATCAAGTCGTTGAAGATAACTCTTTTCAAGAGTCTTTAGACCAAAATACCCAAAATCAAAATCCCTCTTTGGCACGATATCATTTCTAACTATACCAGCAACTCGTGCAACTTCCTCTGTTACGATGCCTACCTTGGCAAGCTTCTTCATTGCGAGATGAAAGTTATTAGGACAAACCTTTTGAATGTTACTGGCAACAATACGAGTCGCAAGTGTTTCATAATCTGGGTCTGAAGTAATCAGACCAACACACACTTCTGCTGAGAGGGTGTCAATTTCCTGAGCACTAATACCGTCATAAAGTGAAGAAGCTACCTGTTGTGCAACCTTAGAAGAGTCGCAATTTTCTGAGAGTCCGTATGTTAAATTCTTAATCCTATTGGTGATGTTATCAAATCTCATATCCTCAATACGACCTGAGCGTTTAACAACTCTCATTTCTAATTATTCTACTTGTTTTATTTTTAACTTACTTCTTGCACTTCTCGAGGTCGGAGCTACGAACCTTCACGGTGCCCACAGTTTCAAACTTACGGTCGGGCTGAAGAAGGTAAGTGTTCACAAAAAATGGACCATCCTCACCTGGACGAGCCACTGGGGCGTAAGAACCCACAAAGCAGGCTGGAGCTTGGCATGGAATCTCTTCAACATTGTTTGGTTTGTTGTTATAAGCTTCGTCAAAATCAGCAAGGTTCAACATTTAATATCTACTAAGTTTTTTTTCCGAGGGTATATTAAATGTGTGATAACCTCCACCTCGATTCTCTGAAACAGGTTGAAACACCTCTCAATACCCTGTTCTTTTCCGAGTTCAATCAGAATCTTCTTCAGCGTGGTATCCGTCAGTCCTTTAAGAACAAGACTGGTATTTCCATAGATCGTCAGAACCCCAACGACCTATACAGTATGATGCGCGTTGTATTTATTAACAACGCAGGTGATCACTATGCACGTGTAAATGAGCAAGTTAAGTTCATGAATACTCGGGTCATTGAAGCTGCCCTTGGTCAAATTCAAACCGGTGTGTCTCAATATATGGCTTATGTCCAAGACATCGACACAATTGCCGTACCCCTTGACCAACCCATGAACACGAGTACAGTTGGTAAAAAGATCCCCAAGAATATGAAGATTGGAATCAATTAAAGTTTTGATTATATACATTGATAAGATGAGTTTAAACTTCTACAAAGACGAAACAGAAAAAGTATGTAAATCTAAAGGTTGGGATCGCGCTGCTGTTGACACTGTATGGCTCCTTCTGACAGAAGAGTTTGGTGAATTGGCTTCAGCCATTCGCCAGTACAAGAAGACCTATAAGAAGACAGGTCTAAAAAAGGAAAGGGGTACAGATGTGATGATGGAAATGGGAGATGTTTTTAGTTACCTATTTCAATTGGCACATATGTTAAATGTAGACTTGGATAAAATGTGGGAAGAACATAAATGTAAAATGAAAACTAAGAAATATAATCTGAACTAACAGTAACTATAATGCTTACTGACGAAGAAGCGATTGATAATGTCAACCCTTTTGTCACACACGACTTCTCTCTTCCAGGGAGTGTGAGAAAAAGTGATGGATTTGATGATTTCACTGAGTTTAGGAGGGAACCTGGAATCAAAGATGCCGAAAAGAGTGTCTACTGTGACTATGGTCTATGTGATGAAGCGGTCGGGGCTTGTTCTTTATCTAGACCTGTTCACCCAAGAAGGAATATTGATACCGGTTTCACCAAGAAGAAAAAGAGTGTTATTGAACAGGTGAAAGTTGGCGTTTCCAATCACCCTGAGTTTTCTATGATTGGTGGTGGTATTATTCTTACCAGTATTATCGTGATGATATATTACGCAAGACGTTAAAGAAATACTCTAACCTTGATTCATCTTCACATCGTTGAATGAGATCAGCAAGTGTATCCACACAAAACTTTTTAATAAATTCCCTCTGCCAAGCACTTTTAGTATTAATCCAAGGTGGTTGAAAGCTGGGGTCCAGAATCTTAGAAGCGTACGCTGTACGAATGTATGTATGAATATTATGTTTATCGGATACGATATTTTGAAGTGCAAGTTCAGCCATCTTTTGATGAACTTCAATGGTTTTCTCACACATCGTATCCAGAAATTTCTCATACGGGATAGACTGTGTTTTTGACTTCAAGTATACCCAATCTGCCGAAGGTTTTGTGTGAATATAATCCACGTAAGTCGCATACCCTTTCTCTTTTACAAAACGTTCGTATGTAATTGCGACGTAATCCAAATCCGAATCAACGTCATAAACGGCTTTTGCAGATTTGAGAAAGGAGGACATTTAGATTACCTAAGTCGCTCTCTTTTAAGTATAAAATCAAATAAAGACGAGGGACTCTAAAAAAGAGAGATGTATTCGGCTATAGCCAACAACAGTTTTTCATACCTTCTAACTCTTGATGAGTTTAGGAAAGATTTTCCCGATGAGACAAGACCTTCGTGGATAAAGATTACTACCATCACTATGGTATCAAGCTTTATTCAAGAAATTGATATCAAAAAACTCCGTTTCCTTTTTGAGAAATTGGAGACCTTCAAAATAAAGCGCTCCGGTACCAAGGATGATGGTGGATTTGAGTGGAAGTTGAAGCCTACAACATTCTACAATCAGGTTACTCTCACCTATCACGATTCTTACAGTACTAAGTCTGTGAAGGTTTTTCCAAACGGCTCTATTCAGGTAGCTGGATGCTGTGATCTCTTCGACTGTAAGAGGATCATCACCCAGCTCACCTACATCTTCAAGACCTTTTTGGGGATGGAATCCCAAGTCCCCGTTGACTCTTTTAGGGTTGTCATGATCAACTCTAACTTTTCTCTCAACTACAACATCAACCTCATGAAGGTGGCGCAACACTTTGAGAATCACTCAGATATATTTAAGGTTTCTTTTGAACCTGACAGATACAGCGCTGTAAAAATCAAGTTTCGCCCAGCCCAAGACATGAAAGAGATTACCACGAGTATCTTTTCAACTGGTAAAATTATAATTACAGGTGCTGAGACCCTCAAAGAAATTGCCTTTGGCTACAACATCATAAATCAACACATCAATGAAGAACCCACCATTCGTTGCAAACCCACAGATGAGAAAGATGTTTTTGATGTATTCCTTGGTCACAAATGTGAACCAATGATTGATCATCTCAAGAAGAAGGGATTCAAATCGTGGATACAGACAATTACAAACAGGCAAATTAACTTTTAATATTTTATAATATAAATGGACGGTTCACTCCTGTCAAGGTACGCAGCGGCTCGCCAATCAGGGGGGAAAGGTGGACGAGGTAAAATTTTTATTATCGTGGGAGTCTTATTGGTGATAGCAGTTTTAGTTTCTGCATTCTCAGGGATGTTTTCAGGTAAAAAAAGAAAAAGATCTTCGAGAAAAAGTACAGGTGATGCTGATGTAGAAGAAGAGGTTGAATATGGTGATACAGGACCAAGTTGTGAAAGAAATAAGAAGCTCAAAGCGAAAGAGGGCAGCCTCGGTGCTTGTGATTCAGTAAGTGATATTGATCCTGTGGGTGTTACATTTACAGGTTCATACTTTAAACCAAAAGCTCCTATTAGAGGTAATAGTTGGATACATGAACTATCTTCAACTGACAACAAAAAGGAATATATAGCAGCTCACCAATCTTCGGATAATTATTGTAAAATGGTTCGTTTTCAAGTAAAGAAGAGTGGTGATTTTTGCAGATACAAAACACTTGATGCCGGCTATTTCCCATCTGAAAAGGGACAGGGTAAGTCACTGTGCACAAATGAAATTAATGTATTAGATAGTTGGAGTCAGAAGAATGATCAAACACTGGCATTCAGTGACAGTGACGGGGGTTATGGAATTCAAGAGTTGAAATATGATAAGTTCTGTGATTGAAATAAATTTCTAACGGTACATTAATACAAAATGTCGCAGCGACTTGGAATGGCCGATGGAAGGTGTTTCACCATACACTCTTCAGCCCAACTTACTAACAACTATCTCATGGAGCAAAATGGTATTAGCTTCGAGGACAACTATTCATTCCGCAAGGCTATGCAGAAGCAGGGACCCGAGTTTCTCAACAAGCTCAAGGAACAGTCCCGTGATAAGTGTGATCAGTGCCACCCTTACTCCAACATGTCTAAAACCTATTAGGTGTGATAAATTTTAATAAAAACTTTAGAATTATACTATAGAATGCCAGAATGTGCAATATGTCTCGGCGAGGTAAGGTCAACAAGGGCCAACACACCCATCCGTTGTGGACATATTTTTCATTCCCACTGTATACAAAAGTGGAAGGATGAAGGTAAGAACACTTGCCCAACTTGTAGAAAAGTTTTTGATGTTTCACAATTTAAAGTTACATTGACAGTTCAGAACAATTACACAGCAGAGTCTAACACTGTGTCATTGGAGAGTGAAGCTATCTTCAATATTATGGATATTTTTGACATGTCATTTGATGTTGAAAATACAGTAGATTTAGACAGTCTTCTTGCGGACCTTGGGGTGAGTCTTACCGACCTTGATGCCCTTGTCCTTGACACAGAAGGATGAGCAGTACTTCTCATAATTTAGACCAGGGTAGTTTTTATCAGCCTTTCGGGGATCTTTGATAGATTTACCAGATGCATCAGTCAGAAGTGGACCAGTAGCCCACCCCCTCTTGTGACTGAATACATTAGCTCTGAAGGCAATACGCTTGGTAGGAGCAAACTTTCCACCCTTCTTTACCCGAGAAACAGGAATCCTAAAGAACTTAGCTACAGACTCTTGAGTGTCCCCAGGTTTGATACGATACTCTATGACTCCATGTTGAACATAAAAGTGGAAATCACCTTGACGAATGTAGTTTGTAGGTCTTCCAGGACAGACGAACATCATTACTTTATAGTACCCCTTCTTACATTTTTCATTCGCCTTCGCAGCATATATCTTAGTTGGGTTATCTGAAATAACGCGCTTTGGAAGTCCAGTGCAGTGAGTATAGTTATGACTTCCGTTTGAAAGACCAGACCGATCTCCAGGAATAGATTTTTGCCACCTATAAGCCTGATAGTCTCCTACCGCATATGCATAACAGTTATTATTACCAACACCAGTAGACGTACCCCAACGCTTATGGGTATATTTCCTTTCCGAACCACTCAAAGGTAGGTTCTTCATTTATATTGTTACAGAAAAAAATATCCGTATCTAATAAATGTTTAAGGAAATCGTCAAGGCTGAAAATAAGTCCGATATGCTCACCGAGCTTCTCGTGTTCGTTCTCAATGTTCTCATTGCGACCTTCATCCTCCGCCTTGCGTGGAACAGGGCTCTCGTCCCCCACATCACCACCCTCAAGCCCATCAAGACCATGCTTGATGCTTTCTTCCTCGCCCTGTCCATCAACATCCTCAAGGGTGTTTAAAACTCTTGGTAACCAACAGTCTTTTCACCATTAGGATCAATGGTGGTTGGGAAGGCATCCATTCCTGAACAACCACCTTTATCACAATCAATAAATTCATAAGGCTTACCAGCCTTCTTCATGTAGTCTAACTGCTTACGAGTCCATCCACAACCCATGGTCCCGTAAATAGTCCATTTCTCACCATTAGAGGATACACGAGGCTTACCTGTCTGTCTCAGCAGGTAAATGTTCACAATGATGAGAAGTGCGAGAAGCCACATAGTTTATTATACATAAATATTATTCTTCCGAAGAGAAGGCGAGTATAAATTATTTACAAATCTTCTTTTTGAGCACATTGCGTTCATTATTTGATAGACCGTTCACGTAGTTGTTTATCTTTTTGGTATTGACCTTGGGTGTGGGGGTCTTAGCCCGAGCCCTCTTTTCCCTCTCAGCCTTGTTCTTAGCCAGAGCCTTCTCATACGGAATGAGTCTCACATACTCACGATTCTTACCGTTTACGTCAGTGAAAATGAACTTCTTCTGTGGGTTAAGCCGCGCCTTGCGTCCCATTTCAATCTGACGATTGATCTTTGCTTGCATCTTGTCACCGTAAGCTTTCAAGTTCTTTTGCTTAGCCTCATGATACGCGGACTTACTTTCAAATT